CCCTACACCGACGCCGACCCCCACACCGACGCCGACCCCTACACCGACGCCGACCCCCACACCGACGCCGACCCCTACACCGACGCCGACCCCTACACCGACACCGACCACTCCGACGACGCCAACCACCCCGACCACCCCGACGACGCCGACCACTCCGACGACCCCAACTCCGACGACGCCGACCACTCCGACGACGCCGACCACCCCGACGACGCCGACCACCCCGACGACGCCGACCACCCCGACGACACCAACCACCCCGACGACACCAACCACTCCACCGGTTACTCCAACTCCGACTCCAAATTGGTGGGAGTGGCCGCCGAAAACCCCGACGCCGACGACTCCAACCCCGACACCGACAACTCCAACACCGACGACACCGCCCGAAACACCCACACCGACGACTCCACCCCCGACACCGACGACTCCACCCCCGACGCCGACGACTCCAACCCCGACGCCGACCAAACCACCTACACCGACGACTCCAACCCCAACTCCGACGCCAACTCCTACACCACGTTCTGGAGGTATAATCGCAGCATCTGTGCCATCAGGTGGTCAAGCAAAAACAGCCTCGATGGACGAGTTCTGGCTTGGCGGAAAATTCAAAAAAGGACACAATCCCTTGAAAGGTTTTGAATACCTTCTTGAAGCAGGGTCGCCATATGCTGATCAGTTGCAAGCATTGGTGGAAGCTGTCAAAGATTCTGGCCCTACGCTAACTGCTGAGCAAGCCGCTCAGATAGCGTCGGAAGCACCGCCCGAACCTACGTATTCTTACTACACGTACGGGAATGAGCCTGCAATTAGCGTCGCTACAGTTCGTTTAGCCAAAGGCGGCAATGTTGCTTCAGCGATGACATCACCCTTGATGGCTGCCTACGGAGGCATCCCGCACAAGGGTTCGCATTACGTGCAAGGCGACGGCGGCGGTCAGGACGACCTGATCCCTGCGCAGTTGGCTGACGGCGAATACGTGTTCGATGCCGAGATCGTTGCAGCACTCGGAGACGGGTCGAACAAAGAAGGCGCAAAGAAACTCGACGCCATGCGTGAGGCTATCAGGAAGCACAAACGCTCAGGGCCATTGCACACGATACCTCCTAAAGCCAAGTCACCATTGGCGTATTTGAAAGGGCTGAAATAATGGGCTTGACTGCGGGTGATCCGTTACCAAATATCACGACCACCAAAACGACCGGCACGGCTGGCCCGGATTGGTACAACACGTATTTAGAAAACCTCGCAAAACCGGGAACTAATCTTCTAAATCTCAAGCCTGAAGAAATGGTGGCGGGTTTTGACCCGCTGCAGCAAAATGTCCTCGATACAGCTAAAGGGGCACTGTCAGGCTACGAAAGTTTGCTGACTAAATCCGGCACCACCGCAGAGGAAGCTGCAAAGGGGATAACTCCGCAAAACATTGCGGCGTTCATGAACCCGTACCAGACGAGCGTCACGAATGAGATGGCTCGTCAGTCGACGAATGCTTTCAATCAGAATATGCTTCCGAGTCTCCGGGGGCAGTTCGTTGGAACAGGTGGTTTAGGGAGTCAACGCGCATTGGGCGCGTTGGGGCAAATGACTGCGGATGTGAACCAAAATCTAACTGGATCAATCAATAAGTCGCTCGCAGAAGCGTACAATAGTGCGCTGGGCGCTGCTGGCAAACAATCTGACCTTCTTCGGCAAGGTGCTGAAACTGAAAAGGGTATCGCCACTGCTGACCTTGACAACGCAATCAAACAGCTAGCTGCTCAATACGGTTACGGCGAGAATGCTCAGAAGTTAGCTCAGCAACGTATCCTTGCACCACTCTCCGCTGCAACCACAGCTGGAAACGTCTATGCAAATCTTAAAGTTCCTAGCACGGTATCAGAGACGGCTAATGCGCCGATTCCAGGTGCGTATTCTACGCCGCTGCTATCTCAAGTGACAGGTCTTGGTTCTCTGTTCACTTCACCCACAGGCGGCATAAGCCCCGCTGCGGGAATGGCTAGTGGCATTACCGATTTCAGCAAATACTTATTCGGCACCGACAAAGATAAAGGTGCTCTTTCCAGTGCGTGGGAATGGATAAAGGGTCTAGGCTAATGGCTGAAGAAACCACACCCAGCTCAGAGTCGGAGGGCAGCTACAGCCCACTTCTGGCTAAAATGCTCAATATCAGCCCTGAAACGGTTGGAAATATCAGCCTTTCTGGTCTTGGACGGCAGATCGTAGGGGCAGAATCCGAATCCTACAGGAAAAAACTAGACGAAGTCACCCAAGCTCAAAATGCGATGATTGCCTCGCTTGAGGCGCGCAAGAATCGTATCGACCCCGGTGCTTTGGCGCTGGCTGCTGGATTCTTTTCTCCCACCAAAACGGGAACATTCGGCGAGAATCTTGGACTTGCGCTGGGCAATTTGAGCAAAGTCCAAGAGCAAGAGTCAGCCAATGCAACCAATGCTGCAAAAATGCGGTACGAACTCGCCAGGAGTGGTTTGGCTGATGAAGAAACAATGGCCAAATTGGGCCTGTCGGCTGTCAAGAGCCTGACGCCCAAACTAACTAAACTCCAGCAGCAGGTGATGGCCGAGGGGCTTGATCCTAATTCTGTTGCGGGTAGAAATCGTCTAATTCAGCTGCAGTTTCTTGAAACTGCTCCTGAGGGTGTTAGAGAGTATTTCTACTCAACAGGCAGGTTGCCTGAAGGTGTTGCAATGCCACCGTCTGGCGCACCAGCGCCCCCTGCAGAGGCGGGTGTGCCCCTCCCTGCGCCATCTGGTGCGCCGCCAGTTGCCTCGGGTTACGGTGCTTATGCGCAACAGAAACGTCTAGAGTCTCAAGCTACGCAGGAGATGAAAGAGTTCGCAGCGATGTCTGGTTTGAGTTTGTCTGATCCGAGCTTTGCAACCAAGTTCAGCGCATACAAAAACAACAAAGACTTGATCCCAGTCGCTGCACGGATGGGGTTGAACGTCGACATTCCTGAAGATGCGGCTAAAGTTCGTGCAGAGATGCAACGCGCCGAGTTCATCAAAACGAACCCTGAGGTCGCTAAAGCACTCGCGACTTTTGGCGGCGACCCGCTCAAACCTGCAGATCTTCAAAAAGCCCAGAAAATGCTCACTTCTGAGCGGACGATGGGAAACATGGGGAAATTGTCAGATTACATTTTGGCAAACAATCTCGACCCAGCCAATCCAGCGCATGTGCGATTAGCTGGCGAAATGTACAAACGAGATATGGATCTCGAAAGACAAAGCAAAGAGCAGACCATCAAAACTGCACGGCTGCAAGCTGCGAGGCTCGGTCAAGAGATAAATGAAAACGCTCGCGCTGGAAACGTGGCAGGGATGGCCGCAGCAGCGCAACGTGCGGGGGTGCCTTTCGAACCGTTGAACCTTCCTCCCGGCACCACGCAAAAAGAATTTGCAGCAATGCGCACCGAGCAGCTGAAAGAAGCGAACAAGTACATCACAGAAAATATCACGCCTTACGTGAACACTGTCGACACGGACATATCTGACTTAGAACGTGCCAAAGCGTTGAATGCTAAACTGCCGGGTGTGGGCAGTCTGACATTTGGAATTCCAGGAATAGGAACCGTTGCGAAAGCGGCCACTGGGGCAAAAGCTCAATACGAAGAGTTTGATGCGCTGGCTTCCAAGGCTGCTGCGCAAAACAAGATCCCCAACAACCCGAGTGTGTCTAACGCAGACTTGAAGTTCATGGAACGGGGCGTGTTTAACTCTGATAAAGAGCGGTCTTCCAACGACACGATTATCAGTTTCATGGTCGAGCAGCGTAGGCGCGACAAGGATTATTACCGATTCATGAGCAACTACGCTGCAGTGAACGGTAAGCTCGGCCCCACCGCAAACCGAGCTTGGCGAGATTACGTCGACGCCAACCCAATCACTGCGCGCGACAGCAAGGGCAATATCGTTATTAACCCGAACCGGGTAACTCCAGAGCAGTTCTACTCCATGCCTACGACACGTTATGACGCGCAGGGGAGACCGATTCAATGATCGTCAAGATTGTCAATGGTGAGAGGCTAGAGTTCCCTGACGGCACTCCGCAAGCAGTTATCAATCGTGTCATAGCGCAGAAGTCTGGCGGGATGGCCACTATGCCGAACCCGATGGAAGCTCGCGCTCAGGCGCAAGCCGCAATGCGCAACAGAGAATCTCGCCCCGGACCCTTGCTACCTGGAGTTGTCAACGAAGCTCTGCAAGGTGCTTCGATGGGTTTCTCGGACGAAGCGATCGCCGCGTTGCGTGCAGGTTTTGACCCACGTCAGAGAAAACAGCTCTCCGAGCAGATAACTGGCCAGCCTTCGCCGGGCAGCTACGAAGACTATCTCAAAGCTGAACGCGAAGGGATGCGCCAGTATCAGGAGCAAAACCCAATAACGTCGACCGTCGCGAATCTGGGCGGTGCATTCGCACCAGCGATGTTTACAGGCGGTGCAGGGGCGGTGCCTGCAGTTAGCCGCACTGTGGGTCCACGACTCGCCGGGATGCTGTTTGGTCAAACTCCCAGCGTAGGGCGCATGGCTGCAACCGGCGCCGGTGCAGGTGCAGTGAGTGCGGTGGGCACTTCCGAAAAGCCAATCACAGAAGCCCCCAGCGAAGCCGCGTTGGGGGCAGTTGCGGGTGGCGCGACAGCGGGTACGCTAGGGCTGCTTGGGCAATATGTTGCGATGCCTGCATACCGTCAGATCAAACGCCTGATGGGATTCGACGACGCAAACCGGATGGCTGATCGACTGATTGTTGACGCGTTGCGCAAAGACGGCGTCGACCCGAATCAAGCTCTTGCGCGGTTGCAGGGTATGCAACGTGGCGAGGCCACTTTAGCCGACGTTGGTGAGAACACTGCAAACCTGTTGCGCCGAGCCAGCGCAGCACCGGGTCAAGCTCGTCAGGAAACGCAAACTGCTCTCTCGCAACGCGCAGCAGAGCGTGCACCGCGCATTAGCGACGATTTGCGCACGTTGATGTCGGCTTCGCCAGACTTTTACACCGACGTCACTGATTTGATTGCTAAACGACGCACAGATGCTCAGGCACTTTACGGCGCTGCTTGGGCGAATGCACCGGTGATCACTCCGCAGAATGCTCCTGATATATGGGCAATGCGTAATTTGCCGTCGTTCGACGCGGCGATGAGGGCGGGAATGGCTCGGCTAAGAGACATGGGTATGCCTTTGAACTCACCGCAAAACATCTTCCGTGGTTTGCATGAAACCAAGCTCGCGCTAGACGACATGATTCAGCACGAGATGCAAAATGGTCGTAAGAACCAAGCTGCTACGCTTCTTAGCATGAAAGAGCGACTGCTCCGAGACATGGACAATGTTTCTGGCCCGTACAAAATTGCTCGTCAGGCGTACGCTGGCGACAGCGAGATGCTGGAAGCCATGAACCAAGGGCGCAACATTTATACATTGCCTGAGCAAGAGTTGCGAGAATTCATGCAGCGGTTTAGCAAAAACCCGTCTGAATATGATTCTTTCCGCGCAGGAATTGCTCAGGCGATGCTCGAGCGGGTTCGTGCTGGTGGTCAAAATGCCGACCCGTTGCAACTCGTTTTCCCGCGTGGTTCGGAGCAGCGCATCCGTGGTGCATTCCGCGACGACCAAGCATTCGAAGAGTTCCGCAATCGGTTGCTCGAAGAGCGAACCATGCTAAGGACAGAAACCGCTGGTTTGCGTAGGAATCCAATGGACCCAACTCAATCAGACCAAGGTGGTCTTGGGCCAGTTGGAACACTTGCAACCGGGAGACCTGTCCGGGCTGCTGTCGAGGCTGCGCAGAATGCTATGCCTTCAGTCGCGGGGATGGCACCCGCAACGGCTCAATCCGCTGTTTCCAAACTCCTCACGCCTTCTGCGCCTAGCACCAACTTGGGTCCAGACCCGATCGAAAGAACCATCGCTGGCATCCTGAACAGCTTGCAACAGGAAGAAGCTGCATTGATGGGCTCAGCAGCTAGAGGTCAAGCGCAAGCCACAGTCGCGGGTGGTCTGGCCGCAGCTCGTGAACCAACGGCGCAATATCCAGAAGACGAAGGTCAGATGCCTTGAATTACCTTCCACTTCTCGATCTGCAACATCCGGATTCCATTCCCGCCCATCCTGCCCCGCAGGAGCAGCACCGCCCCAATTGGAACGGACTCGAGGATTTCTTTTCCCATTTTCTCATAGTCCTTCCTCCGGATGGTGGCGATCGCCAACCCGGTGTCGTCCTTGAGTGTGATGTTGAGCCAATACCGGTATTGCCGGTCGTAGTCAGTGATGACGCCGCCGCGTTTCATGACATTACCGGTCTCTAGCGCGTCGCGCAAGTTCTTCTCTGCCAACACACCCAGCACCACCCGCTCGGTGGAGTCGGCTTCGAGTTCATTGCACTTGGTTAGCGTTGAACCCTCTTTGAGCCCGTGCTTACGCGGGTTGACGTACCAATCTCCGTACAGGAGTGTGAACGGATACGGGTCGGGCCATTTGAGTTTGGGATTGTCGAGCTTAGCAGTTATACTCGGGGGCAGCGGCTTCCCTGTTTCACGAGAATCGAGCACCTTTTGAGCCATTTTTGGACCGATACCGTGTACAGCGGTCAATCCACCGTAAATTGCGTCTCCTTTTGCTGCCCAACTGGCTTCCGATCGAGATTTGTCGAAGGCCACATACTTGAAGCCCTCAGCGGTGATCTCCCGCAGGAGTTTGAGGACTGCCTCGTCGTCCGAGGTGTGGCGCAAGGAAGCAGCGCAGAATTCGAGTGGGTGGTAATATTTAAGCCAAGCTGTCCACGCGGAGATGACGGAGTATGCAGCGGCGTGTGCCTTCACGAAGGCGTACGACCCTGCGTGCATCATTGAGTTCCACACTTCGAGTGCGGCTTCGCGATTGATATCCTGCTTCTCGGCACCCTCCAGAAACTTGTCCCGGAACTGATCGAAGTACTCCTTGCCGAGCGACTTTGACATTGCCCGGCGCAACGCGGTGAGCTCCGGCCACCCGAGCAACCCAATGTCCCGGCCCAAGAACAGGATCTGCTCCTGATACACCACCACCCCTTCGGTCTGCTCAGTCCACTTGCGGTGAATGTCGTGGTAATAAGTCGGAGTGTCTGTGCCCCGTCGCACCTCCATGAACTTCTTTGCTCCGCCCGACTGCAGCGGTCCGGGACGAGCCAGCGAAGTCAGCGCGACGATGTCGTTGAAGTTCTTGACCTGGAACTGCCGTAGCAACTGCCGAGCAGCGTCGCCTTCCAGCTGGAACACGCCGGTGATCTTCTGGCTGTTCAACAGGTCGTAGATCTTCTGGTCGTGCACGTCGATGTCGGTGATCTTCTTGCCGACCTTGTCGAGTGTTTCCTGCACGACGTCCAGCGTCTTCAGCCCGAGCGCGTCGAGCTTCATCAGGTTGAGCGATTCAGCTTGATACTTGTCGATCTGCGAGATGCCTTCGGCGGTGACCGAGCAGTAATCGGCCACAGGCGTGTTGCAGATGATCACCCCAGCAGCGTGCACCCCAGCGTGAGATGCGTGGCCTTCTAAGGCTCCGGCATTGCGGAAACCGGGGTGTTTATCGAGCAGCTCGCGTCCAGCCTTGAGCGCACCCATCGTGTCTTCGAGACAAAACGCTGCACGCGAATCACCCGATGACCGCTCGATCATGTTGTCGCGGATCTCTGCTGTTTCCCACGACGGAATCCGCATGCGCTTACCGACGTTGACCAGGATCGACTTGGGCTTCAGCCGGTTGACGTTGCCCAGCCGAGCGATGCTTTGCGCACCGTACTTGCCTTGCAGATACGTGAACAGTTCGTCCCGGCGATCTCCCGGGAAGTCCATGTCGATGTCGGGCAGGTCGATCCGGGTCACGTCGACGAACCGCTCGAACAGCAACCCGTGCTCGATTGGGTCGAGTTCGGTGATGCCGAGCAGGTAACAGATTATCGAACCTGACGACGAACCGCGTCCAGGACCCACTAACATGCGCTCTCGAGCCCAACGGATCAAATCGTAGACCATCAAGAAGTACGACTCAAAATGTTTCTCCCGGATCACCCCCAACTCGCGCTGAAGCCGAGCCTCGTATTCCTCACCGAAACCGCGTGGAAAGCGCCATGGAATACCTTTCCTTGCCTCGGCTTCTAAGTCGCCCTCTACGACCATATTTTCAGCCACCGGGAGCTTGACTTTCTCGAACCGCTCGGCGAACTCTCCCCAAAGCATGGATTCTGGAAAGTGCTGCTCCATTTCCGCTGGCGACCACCAGTGTTGCGAATGCGCTCCAAGCCGCACCCCCAGAAGCTCTGCGTACTTGCGGTCGGTCGGTGCAGGGTAGCGCATGTCGGAAACGAACAGCAGCGGCTTGGCCATCCTTTTGGCCAGAGCGCGGTTATGTTCGTTGAGCATCGGGTTCAGCGGGTGCAGATCGAACACCATATCTTCGGCTTGCACGAGAGCGGGGTCGGCAGTGAACGGCAGCACCAGTAGGTTGTCAGAGAACTCGGAGTCATACGTGATCCCCGCGCTCAGCCGATACAGCTCCCGCACCCCTTCTTGGTTCTTAGCGAGAACCTTGATCGACCGTTCCTCGTCGCCGACTTTGAGCTCTGCACCGAGCACTGGCTGCAATCCCGCCTTTTCAGCCGCCTTGAAAAATGGCACGTGGCCCCAAGTCCCGACGTCGCAGATCGCGGGTTTGTTGAACCCGAGCTTGGTGGCTCGCTCCACGACCCTGTTGATTGGGCCGAAACAATTGCCGAACGTGAACTCGGTTCTAGTGAGCATGGGCGATCGCCTTGTAGCATTCGTGCAGCGCCTTGACGTCGTCGAGTGCGCGGTGCGTCTGGGCGAGTGGTGCGCCTTGCGTGTGCTCGTATAACTCAGTGAGTTTCATGCGTCTGCCCTTTATGTGCATTGTCGAATCCACGGTGCAGATCTGGTTGGGCGGGAATGGGAACCGCCGCTCCCACCCGGTGCGCAGCAGCTCGAAGTACAACACGTCGCGGTCGAAAGCGAGATTGTGCGCCACGAGCGTGTGCGCTCCGAGGAAGAAGTCCGCGAGCTCAGGGATGACTTCCTCGATGCACCGTTTGCCACGCAGTTGATCGGGCTTGATCCCGGTGATCTTAGTGATCTCAGCAGAGATCTCCTGTTTCGGGTCAATGAGCTCGCTCAACTCCGCGACAATGCTACCCCGGTCGGAGACCTTGATTGCGCCGATCTCGATAATCCTCGGCTGCAACTCAAGGTCTGACGAGCTAGGCAGCGTCAGGCCGGTGGTTTCGAAGTCAAGAAGGATTAGCATCCGTCAACTCCTCCAACATAGCGGCATACACCGACAAGTCGTGCGCAGAGTCCTGATGGCCGCCACGCGTGAGGGTTTCTGAATAACGAGTGACCTTGCTGACACATTGAATGAACACCCCGAGCCTGTTGAAGTCTTCCACAGTGTACAAGCACAACCCGTTGGGGAAAACCGCCGCCATCACAGCGCCGAACTTCTTGTAATTGTTGCCGTAGACCTTGTTGCGCTCTTCGTACGTTTCAGCGCACTCGCGCAGGATTTCTGGAACCGTTTTCATCGTACCCACACTCCTTTTAGACCCAACTGGGTGTATGCATTGAGAATTTCCAACCGATCGTCGTAAGCACCTTCAATGGTGTACGTTTTCATCAGCTCCGCTACTTTCTTCTGTTTCATCTTAGCAGAAGACTCGTGATTGTCGTCTTCGCGCATGAGCAGCGCCTTGTAGTCGAACCCGTTTTTGTGCAACCAATTCATCGTCTGCCACCGCACGTACTCATGCCGCGCAGTCAGGAAGAACACGTCCACCGGGGACTCGTCCACGATATGACGGTTGATCACTTCGTCGCCGCCGCAATGATTGTGGTACGCATAGTACTTTGTCGGGTCGGTGTCCGGGAGACGTGGGTTGATGAGCCAGTAGCGCCACCGATCGTCGGTGATCGTGCGGTCGAGGTCGACGATTCTAATTGATGGTTTCATTTTGACCCTCAATCGTTTTGTCGAGCCACTCATCAAAAATCGAATGAAGCTGAGCTCGGTTGCGTTCTCCGATTGTTTGACCGTTGTCTGTCACCAGCTCTTTCGTGAGAAGAGAACCAGACCCTCCTCTGCAGTAAAACATGATCGCCTCGTCGTCACTTTTGACCCCGATTACGTAAAGTGGACTTTCGTAACCGTCTATTAAGCACAAATTGAGTTCGCTCATTTCAATCCTTCCTGATCAGGTCGATGGCTTTTGCAATCTCCCAGCCCACACCCTTGCCGGTGGTGAGGCCGACCGTTTTGACGATGTCTTCGAGCATGGCGACTGCGACGTCTTTGTCAGACTTGAAGAATGGTTTGGACCAAGGCCACGCTTCAACGATGAGTCGCTCCATCTCGCGCACGATCTGTCCGTACTCGCCTTGAGCGCGTAGCGACTTGCGTGCTTTGACCAAATCGGTGAGGGTGCGGAAATTGTACTTGCACACGATGTTGCACTCGGTGTTCAGCGGCAGTATACCACGAGCATCCTCCAGCGCCACGCCCATTTTGACCAGCTCAGTGTAAAAGAACTTGGACGAATCCACCGCTGCTCTGTATGCCATGCGCTGCTGTTCGTCCAGCTTTTCGCCTTCCACCACGCCGAAACTGGACGCATCCGTGACGCGCATCGACTGCATGGCGTAGGACGCCGTGCGGGTGCGGGTTATTTGCTGCGCTACAGCGCGACTAACTCCGCTGAGTAGGAAAGTCACGTCCACGAACTCCCACGAGCTCTTGATGGTTTTAGCCATGTAATCCAGCTCTTGCTGTTTCTTGGCGGCGTCCCACGCCTTGACCTCTTTCATAAGCCCAGACGTCAGGTTCAGCCGGGTCTGCTTTGTGAATATCATCACGTCAGCCGCGTGCCACGTCTCGTCCTCGCGACCGATGCCGGTGAAATCGATAAGTTCAACTTTCATAATGTCTGCTCACTTTCTTTTGTAAGGTTGCGGTAATCTGCAGGATCTGCTCTGCGTTGAAGTTGCTCGTTCGGATGTATTCGTCGATGACTGTGCATGCGAAGTTCACGCCGCGATCGAAGCAGTCTACACCCTGGAAGTGGCAAGTTTCCTCGTGTAAGAGTCCGCGTTCATCAGTCTCTTGATCACATTCAGGTCTTGCAGGACGTCGTCCAAGAGTATGTTGCGCCATGTTGCGAATCTCCCTAGAGAATAGATTGAGTGTTTCTGAGACAATCGCTCCACCACGAACCGTCGGAACCGTTCGTCGATCGGAGCGATCTTGCCGTAGCTTTGCTTGTGGGTTGCGTCGATCGGCACGACTGGCTCGTGCTTGTCCAGGATCCCGAACGAAGCCAACACATGCTCCATGTTGACTTCCAGGTAAGCAGGGTCGTCAACTGATTCCACGATCAACAGATCGCCGGTGATCGAAGCTCGGTAAGCCGCAGTGTGTGAAGAGGGGTAGTAGATCGTCTGGAACACGTCGGCACGGGGGATCCGGAACCGTTGCACGCGGATCGGCGAGAACTTGAACTGAGTGTTGTCGGGGTTGTCGAAATTGACCAAACTCATGACTCGGTTCATCGGGATCGTGCTGATGATCGGGCGCGACTCGGGGAGTTCAGTGACGGGTGTGTTCCACGACACGCGGTCACCGACCTGCTCGATCAGCCGCAGGATAAAGTCCTCCGGCGCGATGAACCTGTCCACCGCCTCTGTTTTCCAGATCGACCGATCGAAGTACCCGCCAGTGACTTTGTACGAGTACATGTTCGACAGCTGGATGTCGGGGAAGCAGTACTGCCCCTGATACCAGATGCCCTTGTTCACGCGGATCTTGCGGAACGGGATGCCCACCGCATCCCCCACCGCCGAGCTACGGAACCGGAGCACTGCCCGGTGCGACTGAGCGTCTTGCGACGCCGCCTCGAAGACCTTTGCTTGCGGGTTGAGCGCCGCAGCGATCAACCCACTCAGGCCAGCGCCCAGAATGATCATACAAACTCCTCGGCGATTTCCCACAGCTTCATGTTGACCTTCACGCTGTTGTCCATGGCGCGGATGCCGTGCGTGCGGGTGTTGCGTCCGGTGGCAGACCGACCGACCACGCCGCCCTTGATCATGTTTTCCTGGATGCGGTTGAACACGCACCACAGATCGTCACCACTGTCCTCGGGGCGGCGGGACTCCAGCAGCGAGTGGGGCATAACCCGGCCACCCCAGAATGCAGAAGCCAGCACCGAGAACTGCATCTTTTCAGACTGGTTGAGGATGCGGTCCTTGAAAATGTCCACGCGGCGAGCAGCCTCTTTGGCCCCCTGAATGACGCGGTTGGCCTCGTCCAGCACCCGGTCGGCGGTGACTTCGACGTGACGGATCCGTGCCGAGCTGATGTCCTGCGACTTGACGATCAGACCGTTAGAGCACACCATGCGGAACAGGCCAGCTTCCATACGCAAGGACGATGACCCATCGTTGGCGTTGATCACGAGGATCTCGGGCACGGATCCGTTGACTTCGCCCAAGTGCTGCTCGTGGCGCATACGCACAAAGTGCCGCACCATGCGGGGGTCGCGCACCCGTGGTTTGAGCGAGTTGGTGGCGGTGACGATGAAGCCCTCGTCGCGCATGAGATTCACGACAGCTTCGGTGCTGATTAGGTCGTACTTGCTCGACAGCTTGCCGAACTTGACACCGTCGGTGGCGGCTGGTGGAAGAATGAGCTCAGACATTTGGATTACCCTTTGAAAGAAAAGATTACAACAGCTAAAAACCAGATAACAGCAAAGGCAAGGATCGCCATGATACGCATATGAATCTCATTCGAATCCTTTTGCTTCTGCACGGGATACGGGCGGTTCATAAGGTCGCTGACCTTGACCATCACTTTGGGAGGCTCAGGAGGAGCTTCTTGCGCAGCGAGTAATTTCTCGCGCTCGACTTTGCTCCTGATCTGGTAAACATACGGAGTTGAACAGTCGGCAAGACGAGCGATCTGCCGCGCAGTCAGGCCCCCTTTTTGCAAAAGCTCGCGGATGGTCCGCTCGCGGGTGATTTTAGGCATTGTCGTCTTCCTTGGTTTGCTGGTTGAGAGTGTATTGCAGGGCGGCGATCAGGAGTTTGGTTTCCCATTGGCTGAAGTACGTCCCAGTGGACCAGCCGTTTTGCATCAGGTGCAGCCAAACACCTTTGTCGCCTTGCCAGTCCTGCACCGAAACTCGGATGCCTTGGTCGGTTTTGATTAGAGTATTGGTTGTCATTTCAGTTGCTCCAGTTGATAAGTTGAGTTAGGCCAGCTGGCCGAGTTCTTCAGCAACGAACTCCACCGCCCACGAATGATCAGGTTCGTCGATGAGCTTGGCGACCCACTCGGTGGCGCGGTGGAAGCCGAAAGCGTCGAGAGCTTTGGCGTTTGCGTGAGTGACGAATCGCTCAACAAGCATCGTGCGGTTGAACTCGCTGTCGTCCATCGCCGGGTCCAAGTCCTCGTCGAACTCGGGAGGAGACATGTTGTCGTAGGCCCACTGAGCGGATGCGAAGCTGATTGTCTTGATTTTGAACATTTCGGTTTCTCCGGTTGGTTACTGTTTGTCAGTCAGGTCATTATCTCTCGGAAAGTTCCACAAGGCAACAACTATTTTCATAATTCTTGCCCTGCGACTAATTTTATTTGGCGGGGACCACCTTGATGTCGGCGCGACCGTCTTTGCGGAAGGTGTCGAGCACGTCGTCGGTGATGCCGTACTTTACGCACAGCTTGCCGTAGTCGACGGTGCCTTTGACAGCGACGAGCTGGACGGTGACCTCGTGCAGCTCGCCCTTAAACGGCACGTACTTGCCGTTGATGTCCTTGGCGGACTCGCCGTACTTGTTGGCGATGTCGTCTTTCATCTTCTTGACGCGCTCGGCCATCGCCTTGGCTTGCTGGTCGAGGATGTACAGAGCGTCGATGTCGTTGGTCAGCGAGCTGATCAGGGCGTCGACTTCGAAGTTGGTGACTGCATTCATTTCGGTTTCTCCAGTTGGGGTCGGTTGGTACTGCGTTTTCGTTCGCAGTGAATGAAGTATGCCTCAGCAATTTTCAGAAAGCAACAACTATTTTCATATTTCGCAAACTTTTTTTGAGTGCATCCAGCCGGGCATGCCATAGGTCGAACGGTCCCAGGTCATCCAATCGTTCTGGTCGTACTTTTGCTGGTAGTACTTGCGGTACGCCTCAACAGGGTCGGCGTCTTTGCAATCATCGGGCATACACAGTGCAAATGGGACGCTAGGCGCACGCGTGAGCTTGGGTGGTACCTTGCTGAGCTCGCCCGAGAAAAGAGCGGCGCAGGCGTGTTCCTTGCCGTAACGCATGCGGTACTGCTTAGCGAGCGATTGCCCGAGCTGAAGAAGCCAGCGATAATTGGCGAACGAAGCAGCAGCCCACTGCACGCAAGGGTGGTTCTGGTGGGTGGGCTTGTACGTAACAGCGTCGCCGTTGCCGTGGATGTGGTGCACGGTCGCGAGGATCTGGGCAGTTTCGAGCGTCATCTTGACGACGTGCACGTCGGAGTGGAACGCGGCAGCGAGTGGGGCTGAAGAGTGAAGTACGAAGATGTTCATGCTGTTGCTCCTGTTGGGACCGGCTGTACTGCACAACCGATGAGTGAAGTATGCAGCAACTTTTCGACGAAAGCAACAACTTTATGAAAATATTTTTCACATGAAAGAATCCGCACTCTGGGCGTCGTTGAAAGGTGCGGCGTTACTGCCCTTTGCGGTGCGGGTAGAGTCACCCGGCAGTCCGGGAATGCCGGACGTGTACTTCGCTCTGGGCAACGGGGTGACCGGGTGGATCGAACTCAAGGTAGTGCCCGACGAGCGTCGCGCCCCGATCGCTCAAGGCACCGGGCACGGGCAGCTGCGTCCGTTGCAAGTGCTCTGGGCTCAGCAAGCGTCTGCGCAGAATATTTTCACAAATCTGTTGCTTTACCACCAAAACCGAGCGATACTTGTTGCAGGTCGAGATGTAAAGCCGCTCTTGGGCGAACCTCTCGACTCGGTTCTAGACCGAGCGTTGTGGGTGGGCAGCCCCACTCCACGCAACCGCTGGACCAACTTACTGGAGAAACTGGATCAACATGGAAAATCTACCCTTATTTGCATGGCAGCAACGCGCACTGACGGAAGCGTCGGGTCGTGAATCTTATGGCCTGTTCAGCGACCCCGGCACCGGGAAAACCTATTGCGCGTTGCGCATTGCAGCTAAGTGGACCGACAGTGCCGTAGTGATCTGCCCGTTGTCAGTCAAGTCGCAGTGGGTCAAGGAAGGATACCGAGTCGGACTGTACATCAAGGTGTACCACTACGAGCAGTTGCGCAATGCGACGTACTTCCACGAGATCGCTCACTACCTGAAGACCGAGAACTGCACGCTAATCCTCGACGAGAGCCACCGTATCAAGAACCCAAGCACCGTTACAACCAAAGCTGTGCTCAAGCTCGCTCCGATCGCCGTGCGGCGGCTGGCTCTGACCGGCACCCCGACAGCCAACTCGCCAGCGGATCTCTGGACGCAGTTCAAGTTCCTGCAGCCCAACCGTCGGCTGGAGCCTTATAAGGACTTCCAAGCCGAGTACCTGCATGCACTGCCGCCCGATCACCCGCTGGTGAAACGCATCCCGGGCAACCCGTTCATCCCGCGCAAGGACAGCTACGGCAAGCTCATGACGAAGAACATTGCAAAGCTCAAGAAGCGAGTTCTCGAGTACGGCTGCACCGTGCAGCTCAAAGACGTGGTGGAGCTGCCCGAGCGCACATTCCTGCGGCGTGTATGCGTGGGTGCCAAAGCACTCATGAAGTCGTACAAAGAGCTCGAGAAGAACTACGTAGCGCAATTCCAAAACGAAGAGATCACAGCGCAGAATGCGGCGGTGCTGGTTGGCCGACTTACCCGTATGTCGAGTGGGTTGGGCCATGCAGACATGAAGAGTCAATACGAGAACACCAAGCTCTGGGAGCTGTACGACGATATCGGTGCATACGTGGCGGCTGGAAAATGCATCGTCTGGAGTGTTTGGGTGCAGGAGCGCAACGACGCAATGGACGTACTGTGCGAAGCTGGCTACCGAGTCACGCTTGACCCGCAAGAGTTTATCGAAGGCGACTACGACATCCTGCTGGGTTCGCCCAAGATGTTCGGCACCGGGTTGAACTTGCAGTGCGCCAAGTACCAGTTGTGGTTGTCGCGCTCTTGGTCCTTGCTGGAGCGCGAACAGGCGCTGGCGCGGAACTACCGGGCTGGCCAAACCGAAAAGACAATCGTTGTGGATTACATCACCGCTGACACCATCGACGAGCGTGTGCTCACTGCCCTGGAAAACAAAACCGACCTGCTCAACGAAATCATGTCCACAGGAGTGCTTTGAAATGTCAAGAGTGTTTGTCACGAGCAATCGGATGCGGAAAGACCACGCAACCGGCACGCTCAAACCAATTGTCGACCTGCGACCCGCCGAGAAATGGGGATCACTCAACTCGGTGTTTGACCACGAGATGGAACCCACCGAAGTCGACGACGTGCGCCAAGCAGCGCACCGGCTGAAAGACTTCGACCCCGACGAGGATTACGTGCTGCCCAATGGGTCGCCCATCGCTACGCTGGCAACGGGTATGATCCTCGGTGACAAGGGGATGGACTCGATCCAGACACTGGTTTGGGATAAGATCCATATGAAGTATGTACTAGGAGTGATCGAACTGTGAGCACGCACGCAAAACTCTCCCCTTCTGGTAGCTCGCGTTGGCTCGCGTGTCCCGGCAGTGTATGGCTCACCGAGCAAGCTCCGCGTCAGGCATCTTCGGCAGCGGCTGACGAGGGCACCGACGCGCACGAGTGGGCCGCGAAGATCCTGCTCAACGCGGCAGACCGGGAGAATCCGTACCGTGACGTCGAAATGTACGTCAACCGGGTGCGTGCCTCGGCAGACCGCAAGGATGCCAAGTTGTGGATCGAGCAGCGGGTGTACGTCAACGACGACATTCACGGCACCCCGGACGCAGTTGTCTCGTACAAGAGCACGCTCGAAGTGTTCGACCTGAAGTACGGGTACAACAAAGTTGAAGCACGCGGCAACACGCAACTGATGATCTACGCAGCAGGGGCGATCAAGACGTACGGACTCAACCCGCGTAAGGTGGTGTTGCATATCGTGCAACCTCGCGCAGGTGGGATCCGGTCAGCCGAGATGCCGCGCAAGACATTCGATGCAATTGTGAACTCGATCGTTGAGGCAGCTGCGGCGTTGCTGAAGAACCCCGACGCACCGCGCAAGGCGGGTGAGCACTGTCAGTACTGCCCAGCAGCGACTATTTGCCCCGAGCGCAAGGCCGAAGCGCACCACGCGGCGCAGATGGCTTTCCGTCCTGTGGACGAGCTGGACGAAGAGACAGTGCTGTGGGCTATCGAGAACCGCAAGCGCATCGTGGATTGGTTCGACCAGCTCATCGACGCCGCAATCGCTAAGCCACCACGAGGTTATGTGGCTGTCCAAAGTCAGGGCAGACGCGTGTGGCGCACGGACGTCGAAGTCCCGCTCGTGTTGAAGGCGATGACGCTCGCCGAGGCAGAAAAGGCGGGTTACCCTTTGGACGAACTTACGGTCAAAAAGCCGGGTCCGCTGACGCTGGTGCGCAAGGACGTCGACACCAGTTCGTTTCCCGACTTATGATCTCGAAAACACCCGCACCGTATGGCTGTAAAGTGCGGGTGCCTTTATCCCAGCCGTGTTTGTGTAATGGAGTAATTTCTTATGAGTAACATCTCACCTGTGGGTCGCATTTCCTTCCCTCACCTGTTCAAGCCGCAGCAAAACGATCGCGGCGAGAATGTATGGTCGGTGGTGGTGATCTTCGACAAAAAGGCGCAAGCCTCCGACGAGTTCAAAGCCATGGAAGCCGCAGTGCAGAATGCTGCGTCCGAGCGGTTCGGCGCGAAAGTCCCCGCAGGGGTCAAGCGCAAGTCGCTGGAGCCCAAGAGCGGGTATCCGATCACGCTGTGCGAAACCAAACCCGACTGGTTCGGCTGGGCTCCGGAAGGCGCAGTGATGATCACGTTCAGCAGCAAGTATCAACCCGTCGTGATCGATCGCTCGAAGCAAGAGATCCTCGACGCGGCTGAAGTTTACGCTGGGCAAATGGGTCGAGTGCAGTGGACGACGTATGCTTACGACGCCTCCGGCAATCAGGGTGTGTCGTTCGGGCTGCGAGCCTACCAGAAGGTCAAGGACGGCGAGGCGCTCTCTGGCGGCAAGCCGGACATCGGCGCATTCGGCGACCTGAAAGAAGAAGACGACTTCTAAGTCAGGCGCAGCGGGGGCGTTGGGGCAACTCAGCGCCCCTCTTTTTTTGATAAACTGAAACTCAGAAAATGACAGTCATCCAATTCGAACGTCAAACCAAGCAGCTGCACCTCCCGGGTGATATGCTGGAAGAAAAGCGGTGGCTGGTGTGGCGCGACGAGGATGGGAGGAAGGTTCCGTACTACCCCACCACGCATCGACGTCGGTCGGGCACCATGGAAACCGCGCAAGACTACGCCGCGATGGGTTCGCACACCGAGGCCATGGACGCGCTCAAGCATCACACGCCGCACTACACCGGGTTGGGCTACGCAATCACGCATGGCAATCTGCTGCTCGACTTGGACGACGTGCTCGGCGCAGACGGCAAGTTCATCGACGATTGGGCTGAGAAGTTCACCTACAAAGCGATTGCCTCGGGTGCATTCGTCGAGGTGTCGCACTCCGGCACCGGTATACACATAATCGGTCGGGGGCACGCTCGGAAGGCTGGTTCCAAAGGCGTCAACATCGAGGTCTACCCCGACAAGCGGTTCGTCGCCATCACTGGGCAGTTGCTGGGCAACACGACCTGCCCCGACAGCGTCACCGACATAACCGAGTTCGCCGAAGAGGCATTGGTTGAATACCAGCGGCGGTGCGAGGAGAGCGGAGTCAACTCGCTGGCCTCAGCGCTGGCCTCCGAAGAAGAACTCAACTACCTCAAGGGTCAGGTTGAAGGCGACACCCTCACGCAGGTCCGGACATTGCTGCAGGTGTTCTCGCCCGACGAGCGCGACCAATGGTTCAAGGTGGGGCTGGCGCTGGGACGTGCATTTCCGGGTGATAAGGGCGTATACGAGGAGTACGCCAAGTGGTCAAGGGCTTCCCCCAACTACAACTCCCGGAGCGACGAGCGGACCATGCACGACCTGTTTCACCGACAGGCGCAGCTACCGACCAAGAGCAAGTACACGCTCGACACCATGATCATGCAGGCTGCTCAGGTCGGCGTGCAGCTGAAACTGTTCGTGAACAACTTCGACGATCTGCCTGCTACGGAAGAAGAGAAGAAGATCAAGCGCATGTTCGGCTGGGAGAACAACGCGCACTCTGCAGCGGACCTGTTCGCCAACCCGCCGCCCCCGATGGAGTTTATCGTCGAGGACATCCTGCCCAAGCACCGCACGACCTTTGCTGCACCGGGCGGGACCGGCAAAACACAGATGACACTCTGGATGGCGCTGCACGTGGCGAGCGGTCGGAAGATGTTCGACCGGTACGAAGTCAAGCGTCCGGGGCGAGTGCTGGTGATGAACGCAGAGGACCCAAAACGTCAGCTGCAGCGCCGACTGATCATGCTGGCGAACTGCATGGACTGGGACAGCGACGAACAGAAACATTTGGCTTTTGAGAACGTGGCGTTCGTGGACTTTGAGACCGACACAATCGCTCTGTCGTCTCAGGTGCAGCGCACCAACCACTACGACATCACTGCTACGGTGCAGGAGATTATCAAAGCGTACCGGGGAGCGGGAATCTCGTGGGTGATCTTCGACCCGATGACTCTGTTCGGTTTCGATGAAGCTGGCGGGAACGACAGTGCTTCAGCCATGATGAAGGCGTCGGGCATACTGGCCGACCAACTCAACTGCGCCGTGACGTATGTGACACACACGACTAAGGCTGGCGCAAGGAGCGGGGAAGCCGACATGCATACCACCCGTGGCGCAGCAGCATTCGGCGACCTGACCCGAGCGCACTGGAACCTCGTGAACTTCAGACCTTACGATCAGGGCACCAAGACGCGATACCTGCAGCTCTCGTTCGACAAAGCGTCCTACGCAGCGCCTCAGCCACCCGTGCACATCATGGCAGTGGAAAACAACACGTTTGTTACGTACAACCCCGAGGAGGACGACGGCGGGGAGTTCGACGACGCGCTATGGGAAGCCGTCAAGCGAGCAATAGACACACTACGCAAGAGCGGCGAAGCGTGCTCCGTGGACACTCTGTCCACATATGGGTACGACATCGCCGGTCAACACGTGGGAAGAACTCGGGCCAAACCTAAGATCAGGGAGTGGCTGGAGCAAGGGAGACTCGAAACTGTTAGCGAAGGCAAACGCAAGCAGCAGGTGCGAGTCAACAAGCAATGGGAAGACAGTAACTTTTAACTGGAGCAACAGTGATGAGCAACAAATACATTTGGACTTCGGCCGGAACAGACATCGCCGTGCGGTGGCGCATGCATCATGGGTGGGTCCCGCCGAGCGAACTCCCGCACTATCAAGAGAAATGGAAACGGTTCCAGGAACTGCCGCTGCGCAAGCTGGATCACGAGGCACTGGTGGAGTATGAAGAGGCAATGGCTCGGCAGGGTGTGAAAAGCTGGGGTGGGGTATGAAATACAAGGTGACTTACAGAGACATCCCGGACTTCTACGAGCGGTGTGACAAACACCCGGATCACCAGACCGGGATGATTTCGTACAGAATGATCGAACGGCGGCTGCAAGAAGAGATTGAAGAGTTGCGTCAATACATCGAGCAGCGCGAGTGGCAGACTCTGGACGATGCCGAATATCAAGAGATCCTCGCCAAGCTGGGTGATGGAGGGCTGCTGGCTTTTTACATTCTGATCGAGGCAAAACTGCGGGAGAAGAACACATGAGATGTCCAGAGTGCGACTCAGCAATGCGCACTAAGGACACCCGGCAATGGCGCGACACGCATCGGCTGTTCGACTGGGTCGAGCGCAAGAGGGTCTGCTCGATGTGCAATCACTTGGTTGTGACGATTGAACTGCCGAAACATGTTTGGGAAAAATACTTGGAGAAAATGAATGACTAGGTTCCACAATGGCTTCATCGAAGGCGGCACTGCACGCGAGAAACTCAAACACCTCAACATCTGGATCAACCGGCTGAAAGAAACTCAATACACCCCACACCCCTTTGAAATTCTAGGAATCACCAAACATGAGTCAAACCTGTCAAGCCTGTCAAAAACGACCAGCCAAAGAGCTCGCTCAGAGGAGTGACGGAAAGCGCCAGTGGCGCTGCCAAATCTGCATCGATCGACAAAACCCAACTGGTTTCATTCACGGTAAGGAGAAACAGGAAAATGCAAAGCAAACAGCGTGACCCAGAAGACGAAGCATTCGAGGAACTGGGCAAGGCCCTCATGTGGCGCAAGCGTCAGATATCAGCCCTGCGCGACTCAGAGGAAGCATTTATGGCGTGGCCTGGGCGTTCCCACTCACCCCAACACGCCGACGTCGAGCGCAGCGCATTTATGGCTGGCTGGCGAGCGTCCAAGGAGCAACAATGAACTATGAAGAACTACGCAATCTGTACGCAGCCGTCGTCATGCATGCGCTGATCGGTCGGGGCAACCTCGGGAATGGCGCGGAAGCAACCGCCGAACTCTCGTTCGAGATCGCGGAATACATGATAAAAGTAGCCCGACGGAACTCCGACGGAACATACAGTGAGTAAAACCAAGGCTCCCGGGTTGATCCGTCGATGTTCCGTCGGTGTCCGTCGGTTGTTTCGAATCAAACGTAGGGGGTGGGAGAGGAGCGTTAGCGAACTCCTCTCCCCCCGAGTTCCGTCGGTCTTCTCTTCTCTAAGGGGGTCAAAAACGACGGAACTCGGAAGTCCTTGTTTTTTAAAGGAAAAACGACCACCTGCCTCCGAGTTCCGTCGGTGGGGGTCGACGGAACATAATTGAGCTCGGAGGAGCCATGGGAAGACCGAAAAAAGAGCTACCAAAAGCATTTCATTTCCTGGAACTTCAGGCATACTTCCATGCTATTCAAGACTTGGAGGAACGCATGGCGAACAAACACACCGCAGTGATGGTACGCGGAAAACAGTACCGCTCGCTGGCTTCGGCTTTCATGGCGCTCGGATTGCCGATGGCGCGTCATCAACTGTTCCGTAAGAAGCTCAAAGAGGAAAAGACTGCAGAGTTCGAAGGCATTGTGTTTACAGTGGTCGAATGAACTTCCTGGCGTGTTGCCTTATACCATGAGTTGGCCGCATAATTCGCCTGAGTTGTTATTTATGAAACAGGCATAAAAATGCAAGACACCGCTGCAGTCGAACCACCGAAGCGTCGCGGTGGGCGTCAGAAGGGGCAGGTGGCGCTGAAACGGCAAGCTCGAGAGCGGTTGCTGGGCAAGCTCGAGATGATGTCAGTGACGCCGCTGGAGGTGATGTACCTGACGATGAAGGACTTCTGGGACAAGGACGAAAAGATTGCCGCGTGTGCAATTGCGCGTGACTTGGCTCCGTATATTCATCCGAAGTTGACCGCGATTCAACAACAGATTGTCACGACTGAAACTGACAAGGTCGCTGATCAGCGAGTGTTCGACAAGCTGCTTGACGCGCTCGAAATCGGCGTGACAATGCGCAATGACTTGGCGAATGGGCGCACATCTGGGAAGGTCATCGCGCAACAAACCACGTTCGTTGAGGAAGACTGCGAGGAATGAATTCGGTAGCCGTCGATCCAGCGATCATTGCGGCGGCACGCGAGAACTTCCCACTGCTCGACGCACCGAGCCAAGCCGCGCTCGAACGGCGCATGTCATGGCTCAAGACTGCTAAGCCGCATCAACTCCCGCCGAAAGAGATCTGGTGGAGCATCTGGCTCCTGCTCGCAGGGCGTGGCGCTGGGAAGACGCGCAGTGCAGCGGAGTGGATCTGGTGGGCAGCGTGGCGTGCGCCGCAGACTCGGTGGCTTGTCAGTGCCCCGACCTCAGCCGACGTGCGCGACGTGTGCTTTGAAGGCGATTCAGGCCTGATGAACGTGATCCCTGCCGAGGTCGTGCAGGATTATAAAAGCTCGCTGCACGAGATCACACTCATCAACGGGTCGATCATCAAGGGTATACCCGCGTCTGAGCCTGGAAGATTCCGAGGTCCGCAGTTTCACGGCGGGTGGCTGGACGAGCTCGCTGCGTGGGACTACCTCGACGATGCATGGGACATGATTCAGTTCGGCATGCGGCTCGGCAAGCACCCATTACTGCTTTGCACGTCCACGCCGCGTCCCAAGCCCAAGATCATGGAGCTGGTTGAGCGTGACGGCCACGACGTGGCGTACACGATTGCGTCAACTTACGACAACAAGGACAATCTGGCTCCGAAGTTCATGGAGCAGATCCTGCAGTACGAAGGCACCAAGCTGGGTCGCCAAGAGATCTATGCCGAGATCATCGACCCAGAAGAGTCGGGCGTCATCAAGCGCACGTGGTTCAAGCTCTGGGACGCCGACACACCGCTGCCGAAGTTCGAGTACGTGGTGCAGTCCTACGACTGCGCAACGTCCGACAAGACCAAGAATGACCCGACTGCGTGCGTGGTGCTGGGAGTGTTCCGACCCAACGAGGATGCGCCGATGTGCGCCATGCTCATTGACTGTTGGGAGAAGCACATGCAGTATCCCGACCTGCGCCCCCACGTGACCGAAGAGGCCACGGTGATCTACGGCGACGTGAATGAGTTTGGCGTTGGGAAGAAGGTCGATCTGATCCTCATCGAGGACAAGTCTGCAGGAATTTCGCTCATTCAGGACTTGCAGCGCACCGGGCTGAACGTGCGTGCGTACAATCCGGGCGGTGCTGACAAGATGCAGCGCCTGAACATTGTCTCGCCTATAATTCAGCGCGGACTGGTTTACATTCCTGAGTCGATGCATCGTCCTGGGTTCGCTCGCGACTGGGCCGACCCGCTCATCGGGCAGATCTGCGCGTTCCCCGAAGTGCGCCACGATGACTTGGTCGACGCAATGACGCAAGCTCTGAGGGTGCTGCGCGACATGGGCTTCTTGGTCGTGGACATTCCGCAGTACGACGATGACGATTGGGCTGACGAAACAAAACCGCGTCGCGTGAATCCCTACGCAACCTAACATGCAGATATTCACACCTCAACAATGCGCAGACATCGTCGCTGCGTTCGATGCGCACGAGCACAAGAACGTTGAAGGTGATCTGAAGAACGATCCATACTACCGCAACAGCTTCGGGGTGTACCAGCTGCCTGAGTCGCTCAAGCACGCAGAGCACGTGACGCGCATCGTCAAGCAAGTTCACCCCAACATCAAGTTCGACAGCGTGTACACGCGGTCGTACCACAATGGGAGCTATCTGCTGGTGCACACGGATCGCCCCGATCTGGACCTCACACTGAGTGTGTGCCTCGAGAACAAGCGTGGCTTCCTGTGGGACCTGAAGATCAGCAACGTACCATGGGTGGGTGATTGGAAGAACGGCATCGACCACACGCCGTGGACGGGCAGCTACAGCACGACGCACTTGGGCATCGGTCAAGGCGGGTTGTGCGAAGGAAGGAAATATCCGCATTGGCGCGATACTTTGGTTTGTGCGCCTGACGAGCGGGTCGTGTATGCGTTCTATCATTGGTCGTTTACCGAGCCTGTCGAGCAGTCCGAGCCATTCACTCGCGAGCAACTCGCGATGGATGTGCTGGCGCGGTTGCTCGTTGACACGTCCTTCGCAGTGGCTGACAAACTACTCGACCGATTGAAAAATGGCTGACCCTAGCAAACTCAGAGGCATACTCGGACTTTTCAGCAAGAGTGCACCAGCTGAAGAGGCTGTGAACCTGTCGCGTCGTGGCGTGCTCGGGTTGCCTCGTCAGTCGGGCGTGATGCTGCCAGCTCAGGCCGAGACGCACCTGCCAGCTGTGGTGGCGCCAGCCGAATCGCCCCCTGTGATCGGCGCGATCGAGCAGGTGATTGCGGAGAAGATGGCTAAGCCCACGACGCGTCGCGAGTTCATGGGAGAGGGCGTCAAGGCGGCGGCATCAGCCGCATTGCGTCGCGCTGCGCCGGGCGCATTGCGTCAGGCCGCCAAACAACTCACCCAACCTGCAATTGACGAGGCGGCTGCAGCTAGCAAGATCGCTGATTATGTCAGTTCAATTTATAACAATGAGCGGAACGCAGCAGAGGCTTACAAAATACTTTCCAACTGGGAAGTTAGAATGGCAAAAGATCAATGGCTCAATGATCTTGACTCCTCCATTGGTGAATACCTTGATCCTGAATATGCAACTTCTGTTTGGGCAGAGCTGATCAACATTGAATCCAGACGCGGTGCCGAAGCAGCGCGTGCGATTGGTCTCGATCCGCAGACCATTGCAAAAGAGACTGGCTTGCCAGCCAGCCTGGTCAAAAAGATGGTGGGTAGTGGGCAGAAACTCCTCGATGAGATTTCCGACGCTGCAGGCACTGAGCTCAAAATGAAAGAAATCATAGAAGACGGTCGTGGCAGAGAAGCTGCAAGATCTTCTTCCTATGTCGATTTGTTCGAAGATGTAGATTTTGTAAATGAAAGCCTGCAAAGGGCGATGAAAGAGCTGGGTCCAGAAGCTAATCCAAACGACATCATAGCGAAATCACACGATATTTTGTTTGATCGTTTCAAAGAGATGGAGCGGGGATCAAGCGACAATCTTTTCTTAGGCGAAATGCGTAAACGCATAGTCCCTGACGAAATGCTCGACGACGTTTGGCGACAAGCAGGGGACGAATACAACACTCCTGATTTGATAAACGACGCGCTCAAAGACTTTAGAAATCAAAAACCTGTCGAGATTGCCCCAACGCCAGCAGCGGCGACAGGTCAGTTCCCTTGGCGCGACGATGTGCTGAAGTGGTTTGAGTCGCACGAAGGCACTCCGCACGGGTCCAACAAGAGTTACGTCGCGAACAGGGCGCTCAACTACGGCGACGACGCAAGTTCATGGATTAAAGACTTCAAAAATTACTACGACCAATTCAGCGCCAGCAATCCTAATGTTCCTGTAGCTGAGCAGATCAGCACGATGCAAAGCCAAACAGGGTTGCCGGCAGAGTTCGTGGAAGCTATTTTCAATCGGATGCCGTGATGAAAGAGCAAACCAACCCGTTCTTCGACCTTGCCAACATCATCGACGTTGGTCAGTACAAAGAAAAGCCTGTGCGGACGCTGCAACCCGGCGACACAGACATCATCCAACCAATCAAGCGCAATCCGTTGTATGGCATACCAGCCGATTTTCTTCAGGCGATGCACAACCTGACGATCCGCAACCCAGATCAAATGACTGGTGCCGAGTTTCTGAGTCAGCTGGCTGGCATCCCTGCAGTCGCCAAGACACTAGACCGACTCAGCGGCGGGTTCCAGCTGCACTCTGGCTCGGGACAAGCCACCCAGATGCTGCCCGAAACGCGTGATGCGCTGCTCGCCGTGGCGCCACTCGCCATTAAGCCAGCTGTTCAAGGCGCAAAAGCGGTTGGGCGTGGCGCATTGGCAGCAGCGAAGAGCGACGCCGCTTACGACTTGGCAAATCGCGTGGCCAAACTCACAGGCGCAGCCCCGCTGCAAGTGGCTCCGTCTGACCTTGCGCGCAGGATATACGACGCTCCGGTTTCAAAGTTAGGTCGCGCCGGAACTACTTCAAAGTCGGGAAAGCCTTTAACTAACTTCTTAGATGAAGAAGAGATCGAACTTATTCGAGAATCAACTCCTCTGTTCCGCCGCAATAATTTATCAGATCTGTCAGGTCCAAAAAGACAGGTTTTGACTGTGCACGACACGGGGCGCACAGGAGCAGAATTGTCTCCTGAGAAGGCAAAAATCATTCGCCGAGAGCGTGAAGACGAGTTGTTCGGAAAGGGGTCAAAACCAATCTATGGGTATCCTACTCTTGACCCGATGAGTGCGCTGAAAATTCCTTTTGAAGTTGCGTCTGATGAGCGGTTGGGCGTACATATCAGACCGGACAGTTTCATCCCTAGGTATGGGCGATATGCTTTGGAGTTGCATCCCCAGATGCGCGACCAAATGACTTTCATGCTCAATGACTCGTTGGACCGCACCCTGGGGCCAAAATTAGCCACAGAAAGCATATTGAGGTCAAGTGGGCCGACCACAGACGTCGCAGTTCCTGGCAGTCAGTTGCACGACTTGGCGCTAGGTTACGACGCAACGTTGCGCGACATCGTTGCTCGGTTGCAATCGCAAGGGTTTTCGACCAGAGAGATTCAAAAAATGCTCCCAGGCGAGTTGGCCAAAATGGATGCTCCAGAAACTTTTGCTGATTTGTTGCGTTCCCAAGGTTTGCCACCAATTGGTGGTTCTTCTTACTCCAGATTCCCTGCTCAGGTCCCTAGGATGTTAAACACCCCTGCAGACCAGCCTCTGTTGCCTTCTGAGAGCTACTCGCTCGGTGACCCTGATCGACTTTACGAAAAGCTCTTGCAAAAAACACCAAGAGAATACATCGAGATTCAGATGCACGGCGACGTCACACCTGAGCACATACGGCGCATCTACGATTTCGGATACGAGCCGAGCTTGCAAGCTGAAAAACAAGCTAAGAAGCTCGGGATTGAATATGCGTTTCGTCCTGAAGCTGCTTACGATATAATCAAACGCGAAAAACCGAAAACTCTTGGCGAGTTTTTTGAAATGGCTGAAGAGCTCGGGGTTGCGCCGGACAATGAAAGGCTTCGTCACTCTGTGAATAGGATGCTGCCGTTCGGCGGCAACTACGCCAAAGGCGGCAAGGTTTCCACCAACCCGTTCGATCACTTGGTTTAACCAGAAGACATCATGCCTGAAATGCCAATCGACCCGATGCAGGAACAAGACCCCACAGCCCAGCCGGAGGACGAAGAGGGTCTGGTGCTGGACTTGGACGACGAGTTCGCGGAGGTTGAAGAGCAGCCCGACGGGTCAGCGATCGTCCGCATGGACGATTTCAAAGGCCCCAAAGAGGACCAGGATTTCTACGCCAATCTGGCTGATGAGATTGATGATTGGGACCTGGACAAGATCGCGCTGAAATACATCGACCTGATTGAAAAAGACCAGGAGGCGAGGAAAGAGCGCGACAAGCAGTACGAAGAGGGGTTGCGGCGCACCGGGTTGGGCCACGATGCGCCGGGTGGGGCGACCTTCTCGGGTGCGTCTAAGGTGGTGCACCCTGTGATGGCTGAGGCTTGTATCGACTTCGAATCTCGGGCGATCAAAGAGTTGTTCCCGCCTGATGGCCCAGTGCGCACCAACATCATCGGCGACGTGGATCAGGAGTCCGAAGCTCGCGCCGACCGTAAGCGTGATTACATGAACTGGCAGCTCACCGAGCAGATCGAGGAGTTCCGCGACGAGCAGGAGCAGATGCTCACTCAGCTGCCATTGGGTGGAAGCCAGTTCATGAAGCTCTGGTACGACGAGAAGAAACGTCGCCCGTGCGCTGAGTTCGTGCCGATCGACAACATCATGTTGCCGTTCTCGGCGGCCAATTTCTACACCGCGCAACGCGTGACAGAAGTCCAAGACATCACGGAAGAAGAGTTCGACGACCGGGTTAGTCGTGGTCTGTACAAAGATGTGCTCATTACTCGGGCCACGCAAGAACCGACCATGACTGCGTCTGAAAAGGCCAACGACAAGATCGAAGGCAAGCAGTTTCAGGACAACGAAGACGGTGTGCGCCGAGTCTTCCACGTCTACACGAACTTGGCACTCGAAGACGACAGCTACAGCAAAGGCGAGCTGGCTCCGTACATCCTGATGATCGACGAACTGAACACCGAGGTGTTGGGCCTGTACCGCAATTGGGAGGAAGGCGACGAGTCGATGGCCAAATTGGATTGGCTGATCGAGTTCAAGTTCATTCCTTGGCGCGGTGCTTACGCTATCGGTTTGCCTCATCTTATCGGTGGTCTCACTGCTGCGCTTACAGGTTCATTGCGCGCTCTGCTAGACACCGCTCACATCAACAACGCCGCGACGATGCTCAAGCTCAAAGGAGCGAAGATCTCGGGGCAGAGTCAGAACGTTGAAGTCACGCAGGTGACTGAAATCGAAGGCGCTCCCGGTGTGGACGACATCCGCAAGCTCGCCATGCCGATGCCGTTCAACCCGCCTAGCCCGGTGCTGCTGGAGCTTCTCGGTTTCCTCACCACTGCAGCCAAAGGCGTGGTCACCACGTCGGAAGAAAAGATCGCCGACGTAACCAACAATGCGCCGGTAGGCACCACGCAAGCCCTGATCGAGCAGGGCGCTGCAGTGTTCTCAGCTATTCACGCTCGGCTGCACAATAGCCAGCGCAAGTTGCTCATGGTGCTCCAGCGGATCAATCGTTGGTACCTCGACGATCAGCGCAAAGGCGACATCGTTGCTGAACTCGACATCAAGCGTGAAGACTTCAACCGCAACACCGATGTGGTGCCGGTGTCCGACCCGCACATCTTCTCCGAAACTCAACGCATGGCGCAGAGCCAAGCGGTGATGGCGCTCGCCGACAAGTTCCCAGATCTGTTCGATCGACGCGCAGTCGTGCAGCGGATGCTCAAGCAGATGAAGATTCCGAACATCACCGAGCTGATGCCGGCAGTCGCAGAACCAATGGAGATCAATGCGGCTGAGGAGAATGCCGCAATGTGCATCGGTCGGGCTGCGTTTGCGTACCCGCACCAGAACCAACTCGCGCACCTGCAAGCGCATTTGGACTTCGCGCTCAACCCGATGCTCGGTGGCAGTCCGTTCATTGCGCCCACCTTCCTGCCGATGTTCATTGAACATTTCAAACAGCACGTGATGCTGTGGTATCTCGGGCACATGAATGGGTACGTGGAGCAATCCCTCGGCAAGCCGGTGAAAGACTACGACATCGCCGGGATCACCGGCGAGATCGACAAGCTGTATGCGCTGGCTTCGCAGCACACCAAAGAGGATTCAGAGATCGCGTTCAAGCAGGTTATGCCTGCAATGCAGAAGATAATGCAGCTCGCGATGCAGCTCAAACCCAAACCCGAGATGGATCCGGGCGATCAGGTCATCCTGCAAACCTCGATGGCCGAAACCGAGCGACGCAAGGTCAAAGACATGGGCGATCTGGCGCTGCAGAAAGAAAAACTCAAAGCCGACATGCTGGCTAAGAACCGGCAGCAACAGATCGACATCGCACTCAATGCGTCTGACCGACTCACTGAGGAGCGAATCAAATCCGCAGAACTGACGCATGACGCGGCGATTCTGCAATACGAGCAGCAGCAAACCGCTCTGGCCGCGCAACAAAGCGCACAACAAGCCTTAGGAGGGCTAAATGGCATCCAATGATTCTCAGCAAATGAGCGAGATGGTTCCCCAGCACAAGCGCATCGCCATGGGCGTGAAGCTCGATGGTTCGACGATGAAAGGTGGGTCGGCTCCCGCAAAACCCGCAGCAAAGTCGGGCGGTCTGTCACAGGCCAAAAAGAAGTAAATGCGATACGTCGGCGACTACATCGGTGCGGTGGAAGCTGAAAAGAAAAAGATCTCTGAATCTTTGGTCAGTGGCAATGCTACGACCTTCGATGCCTACCAACGGCTAGTTGGCCAGCACCAAGGGCTTGTGAAAGCTCTGGACATTTTGAATGACCTTTTAAGGGAAGAAGACGATGACAATTGAACTGGGTGCTTCGAACGAAGCAGCGTTGCGGGAAGCATTTCCTGCAGTCGATCCCGGTGCAATGCCCGTCGGTGGGCGTATTCTCGTGCAATGGCGACAGACACGGAAGACGGTAACCAACTCCGGCATTATGCTTGTGGAAGAGACCAAAGAAACCGAAAAGTGGAACAACCAAGTAGCGAAAGTCATCGCTCTCGGCCCACTCGCTTTCAAACAACGCGACACTCTCGCTCCATGGCCCGAGGGCAACTGGATCCAGGTGGGTGATTACGTGCGTATGCCTAAGTGGGGCGGCGATCGCTGGGAAGTGATCTATGGCGACCCGCATCTGGGTGAAACCGCACTATTCAGCGTGTTCAACGATCACGAAGTCATCGCCAAGGTGACGGGTGATCCTTTGAAAGTGAAGGCATTCCTATGAACTCTACCGAAAAACTAGATCTCCAGGTTTCGGAAAGCAACGATGGATCCGCAGTCGTGTCAGTTGTCGAACCAGGATTTCCCAATCTCGACGTGGATTCGAATCGTCAAGAATCCTCGGCGAGCTCTGACAATTTCGACAACGGAGCAGATAACATTCCGGATATTGACCCGGAACGTGAAGCAATCCGGGTCGCTCGTCGGGAAGAGCGACAGCTCAAGAAACAGATTCACAAAGCAAAGGCGAGTGAGTCCAACCATCTGATCAATGCGCTCAAGCGTCAAAATGAGCAGATGGCTGACCGGCTCGCTGTGCTCGAAAAGCGCACCGCTGGCTCGGATCTCGCCCGAATCGACAAGGCGATCGAAGATGGCCACTTGAAACTTCAGTATGCAAAACTGAAAATCAAAGAAGCCACCGAGATGGCCAATGGCGCTGCGCTGGCTGATGCTCAGGAGCATTGGTACGAATCACGGCGGCAAGTCGAAGCTCTCGAGGCGCTGAAAAAGAAGGTGGTCTCCGAGCCTCAACAGAAAAACGTTCCGCAAGCTCCCGACCCCATGCTCAAGCGGCATGCGGGGGATTGGATGGCGCGGAACGATTGGTTCGACCCCGAAGGCGGCGACACCGACAGTCAGGTCGCCACCAAGATCGACGAAAGTCTGGTCAAAGAGGGTTGGGACCCAAAAAGCAGTGAATATTGGGAAGAACTTGACAATCGTTTGTCGAAATACCTTCCACACCGTTATAATACCGAACAAGATGACAGATCTTCAAATAGGAGGCCCCGATCTGTGGTAACTAGTTCTGGTCGAGAGAGTCGAGCGACTACCAAGTCGAACGAATTCTATCTTTCACCAGACCGCGTGAAAGCGATCAAAGATGCTGGCCGGTGGGACAACCTCGCCGAGCGCAACAAGATGATTCGCCGCTACGCTGAATATGACCGCATGAACCGGAGCTAACCATGCAAGATACTCGACTCAAAAAGAACCTTCTCGCTGGTGGACGTGAATCCCGCGCATCGCAGGATAGCAAACGTGCACCCGCCAGTGATGATTTGGCAAGTCAGCAGGAACGTCGTAGAATGTTCCGCAACGAGTGGATCCAAGAATCACTCCCGACCCCTCCGGATATTCCCGGATTTCATTTGTGCTGGTTATCCACCACCAACGGCTACGACCCAATCCATAAACGCATGCGCATGGGCTACCAGCCCGTCATGATCGAAGAAGTTCCCGGATTCGAGAGCTTCAAAGTCAAATCAGGCGAGCAAACTGGCTTCATTGCGTGCAACGAGATGCTGCTGTATAAACTCCCGCAGGATATATATCAGCAGATCATGGAAGAGTTCCATCATTTTGCGCCGCAGGACGAAGCGGATAAGATCCGTGTCCAGGTAGAAAATCTACAAGGCGCTAGAGATAGCAACGGTCGACGGCTCGGTTCGGTAGAGGGTGAAGGCATCAATGAACTCGACAACGTCAAGCCCGTTCCGGTCTTCACCTGACGGATTTAAATATTTAATGGAGTTAGCAATATGAGTGCTACTAATGCTCCGTTCGGTATGCGCCCAGCGTTTCATCCAACAGGTTTGGATCGTGCAGCGGCTCTTACCGACGGAATTGCTTCGGGATACAACACAGCGATCCTCAAAGGTCAGCCTGTCAAATACGACACCAACGGCAACATCGTTGTTGCTGCGGCTGGTGACGCGTTCGTCGGCGCTTTCGCGGGTGTTCAATTTACCGACACGACTGGTCGTTTCCGCGTCAGTAACAACTGGCCAGCGAACACAGCTTACATCACCGGCTCTTGCACAGCGTTTTTCTACAACGACCCCAACATCGTTTATGAAATCCAAGCTGATGGCTCGTTGGCTCAGACCTCGATCGGGGACGAAGCCAATCTGAGCAACACGACTGCGGGTTCGACGACGACTGGCCTTTCGGCTTGCACGCTGTCGACCACTCTGGCGGGTGCTAACGCACAGGCTCAGATGCGTATTGTCGATTTGGCCCCCTATGTTGACAATGCATGGGGAGATACCTACACCGTTGTACGCTGCACGATCGCGAAGTTCCAGTTCGCACAGATCTACACAGCCGCCAACACTGCAGCCTACCCGGTTGCAATCTAAAGGAGGCTAAGTCATGGCAGCTCCAATGCGCAGTACGGACTTCCGGAGTATCGTTGAGCCAATCCTCAATGAATGCTTTGATGGAGTCTATGACCAACGTACCGACGAATGGTCGCGGGTTTTCCGCGAGCAACAAGGTATTCCCCGCAACTACCACGAAGAGCCTGTCCTTTATGGATTCGGCGCTGCGCCACAATTGCCCGACGGAACTCCGGTTTCGTACCAGCAAGGTGGTGTGCTCTTCCTCCAGCGTTACGTGTACAACGTCTATGGTTTGGCGTTCGCGCTGACCAAAGTGCTGGTTGAAGACGGCGACCACATCCGCATTGGTCAAGTTTACGCTCGTCACTTGGCTCAGTCCCTGATTGAGACCAAAGAGACACTGAGCGCGAACGTCCTGAACCGTGCGTTCAACTCGTCGTATGTTGGTGGTGATGGCGTTTCGCTTATAAACACCTCGCATCCGATCGTGAGTGGCACGTTCTCGAACCAGCTCGCTACCGCCGCTAACCTCAGCCAGACGTCTCTCGAGCAGATGCTCATCCAGATCCGCCAAGCTGTTGACAACAACGGGAAGAAAATCCGTTTGGTCCCACGTCAGCTGGTGGTTGCACCGGGTAACGTGTTCCAAGCCGAGGTCCTCCTGAAGAGCGTGTTGCGTGCCGGCACGGCTAACAACGACATCAACCCAGTCAAATCGATTGGGCTGCTGGATGAAGGTGCCGCTGTTCTGTCGCGTTTGACCAACGCTAACTCTTGGTGGGTTCAGACAGACGCTCCTGAAGGTCTGAAGCTACTGATGCGTCGTGCGCTTGAAAAGACCATGGAAGGTGACTTCGAAACCGACTCCATGCGTTACAAAGCAACCGAGCGTTATCAGGTTGGCTGGACCGATCCGCGTTCATTGTACGGCACGCCGGGAGTCTAAGTCGGTGGGGGGCTAATCACCCCCCTTTCTTTTTTGGTTGGTCAAACTTTTCAAGGAGCAGACCATGCCTCAGTTTTCAGATGACCTGTTTTTAGGTCCAGCAGTTACTTATATGGGTACGGGTATTCGCCCGTATTCGACGACTGTCGCGGGTACCATTGCCACCACAACGCTGACGGTCACTCAACTACTGCAAGGCGCACCGCTTGCAGTCGGTATGTATCTCGATGGCACGAGCGTCACCAACGGCACTTACATCACCGCTTTCGGTACAGGCACGGGCGGCGTAGGCACCTACACCCTAAGCGCCTCTTCAACTGTTTCTAGCACGGCAACTTTCACTGCGCACGGAAACATCAATTTCGACAATCCGTCGCCGATGGATCTCGGTGTTGGTCCTTTGGGTCGTACCTACGTTTGGGATGTTGTTCCTCAATCATTAGTTGCGAATAACATTGCAGCGTCGCAGACCCCTGTGGCGGCTGGCGCGTTGACGTTGACCGCTGGCACATCGGTTAAGTCGGTTCTAACAAACGCCGGAGTTACCGCTCTAGCGTTGGATGTTCCGCGTGCAGTTAGTGTCACAACTGCAACTGCCGCCGCTGCGACGTTAACAAGCGTTGTCATTGCAGGCACTGGTGGTCAAATCACTTTCACCTCGCAAGCTGGTTTGGTTACCGGTCAACGCTTGACCATCTCGGGCACTTTGGGTGGCACGGGCACGATCACGGGTTACACTGACCCGACAACCTACGTCCTGACTGCTGTGACAGCAACTTCTGCAACCCTGACGACAACGGCGGGTGCGGCAGTTGTGACCACCGCAGGTACACCAACAGGTTTGACCTACACCTTGGGCGTGGCTCCGGTGACCGTTACTGTCTCTGGCTTTGACTACTACGGTCAGTCGATGAGCGAGGCGATCACGTCAAGCGCCGCTCTGAGCACCGCAGTCAATGGCAAGAAAGCGTTCTATTTAGTGACTTCGGTCTCGGTCAGTGGGGCGACTGGAACGGCTTTGACGGTCGGAACAGCAGACGTGTTTGGGTGCCCGGTGCGGTTCTTTGACAAGTCTTATGTGATTCGTTACGGCTGGAACAACGCTACGACTGACGACACGTCAGGTACGCTGACTGTTGCAGACACTGCGACGGCCACTACGATCACCGGCGACGTTCGTGGAACTTTTGCTCCGAGTTCGGCGGCTGACGGTATCAAGCGCCTTGTTATGACGCTGGCTCTTCCGGCAATCGCAGTCGGTCCCAATGCAACCCGAGTTGGCGCTCTTGGCGTCACACAAGCCTAAAGGAGGCTGAAATGGGTCAGTTCAAGCCAATGGTCAAGATGGAAACAACCGAGCCATCGGTTATTCTCCATCTTAAGAAAGGCGGTTCGGCTAAAATGCCGGTTCGCAAAATGGACGGCGGCAAAATGGACGGCGGCATGATGAATGCTGCCGGACCAGTTACCCCTGTAGCCAACCCCGCTGCGGCACGTGCTATGGCAGCTCGTAGGGTGGCTCGTAGGCCAGCTCCTATGACCAACCCTACTGCACCGGGTCGTATGCCCATGCCAGCAGCTCCTATGGGACGTCCTATGATGAAAGAGGGCGGCTCCATGGACAAGGCGCAGGACAAAGCCATGATCAAGAAGGCTTTCAAACAGCACGACACCCAAGAGCACAAAGGCGGAAAGGGCACTAAGCTCAAGCTCGCTTCGGGTGGAATGGCTGGGAAATGCGCCACTGGCGGCGTGGTCAATGGTCAAGGCGGTTACAAAGAAGGTGGTAAAGTTTCAGCCAGTGGGATCATCAAGGGTGAATCCGGCGCTGCAACCGCTACCAAGATGCGTACTACTCGCCCCGACAATTCACCAGCTAAAACCGGCGACGTGAAACTCGGCAACGGTGGTGGTTACAAAAAAGGTGGCAAAGCCATGATGGGCGGCGGCATGAGTGGGTACGCCACCGGCGGTGTTGCAAAATCCAACGGCGGTGGATACCGCAAGGGCGGTGCCGCAAAAAAGTTTGCTGAGGGCGGTCGCGTCCAAGACGACGGCGGTCCGGAGCAGATGAAGCAGGGGCGTAAGCCGATGCCTGCGCCTGTGGCAATCACGGCTCTTTCCGGTGCTTACAAGAAGGGTGGCAAGGTTGCGCCAAACAACGCAAAATTGCAAACCATCAACAATGCCGAGTTTGCACCGACCATGAAGGCGGCGAAGAAGGACAGTAACGAAAAGTACGGTCCGGCTCGCAACTTCATGATGCCAAAAAAGGCTGGCGGCGCGTGTTAAGAACAGGGGCTTCGGCCCCTGTCTTCATTGGAGATTGAGATGTCAACATTAACGAATGTATTTTCGGCGCACAGGGATGCGACAGGAACGATTTACTCTGGCGCGGCCAATCTTGCTGGGTACCAAGCCTTGTCTGGCGGAACGGCTGGAGAGATAATTTTTCGGGATGGCGGATCCGGCGGCACCGTTCTTTTAAGATTTAATGTTCCAGCCAATACAAATAACCCATTTTCAAACATAATTCCCGGAAACGGGATTAGATTTAAAACAGACATTCATGTCACATTGCCCGGTACTGCGTCAGTAACTATTTTTTGCGGCTGATCATGCCAAGCAAATCACCAGCCCAACACCGCCTGATGGAGGCGGTTGCTCACAATCCAAAGTTTGCCAAGAAAGTTGGCATCCCAACGTCGGTTGGAAAAGAATTTGCTAAGGCTGACGAAGGCAAGAAGTTCAAAGACGGCGGGGTGGTTAATTCTTTGAAAAAAGAAGGATTTTACGACGAGGGGAAAAGCAAGTCAGAGCGTCTGAGCATTATCAACAAAGAAACCACTAAGCCAGAAAGATTGGAAATGGTTGATAAGGTGTTCTTGGGTAAGAAAATGAAAGGCGGCGGGTTGTACGCCAACATCCACGCCAAACGAGAGCGCATAGCTGAAGGGTCTGGCGAGAAGATGCGCAAACCCGGTGCACCCGGCGCTCCAACCGCCAAAGCATTCCGTGAGTCTGCTAAGACTGCAAAGATGAAAGAAGGTGGCCCGGTGCTTTCTGTCGGTCGTGGTGAGAAATTGCCTGTTTCTCAAGGCGCAGGGCTGACTGCAAAAGGCAGAGCGAAGTATAATAACGCCACAGGAAGCAACCTCAAGGCTCCTCAGCCTGGGGGTGGGCCAAGGAAGGATTCGTTCTGCGCAAGAATGAAAGGTCATCCAGGTCCAATGAAAGATGAGAAAGGTCGTCCTACTCGCAAAGCTGCGTCATTAGCTCGGTGGAAATGCTAAATGTCGACATCTGGTACGTACGCCCAAACGATAATCAATGTACAGACGTTCATTGATCACGGCGCTCGCCGATGCGGGAAGCTCGCTGAAGAGCTGACTTCGGAGCAGCAGATATCAGCTAAGCAAAGTCTTGGCTTTCTGCTCTCGAACCTCATCAATCGTGGCATCCAGTATTTTGCCATCACCAAGTTGGTGCTTGGCGTAAATGCGAATCAGTACATCTACTCGCTCCCGGTGCAGGCTAATGATGCGCTGAATGTGCTTTACCGCACCATGGCGCGACCCGTTGGGTCATATTCGTCATCGGCGGGTGGGGTCGTAGCTAATCTTTACGACAGTGATGTTGACACTTACTGCCAACAGACGAGTGCAAACGGCAACTTCTCAGTCAATTTCGGCACTGCGAACCCCATTTATGCTGGTTCGATAGGGTTTTTGCCCTACATTGCGGGTGGCGGTTCAGCTAACTGGAACATCTCGCTGCAGTATTCCATTGACGGTTCGACTTGGTTGACTCTGAACAACTTAGGTGCAGTCACTGTCACCGACAATCAGTGGGTCTGGACTGACATCGACCCTGGCCAGAATGTGATTTATTACAGAATTGTTGCTTCTGGAGGTACCACGCTCGCTCTCCGCGAGTGGTACATCGGAAACAACAGTCTTGAAATCCAGATGGCAAGGCTGAATCGTGACGATTACACGAATTTGCCCAACAAGAATTTCACAGCGAACCAACCTTATCAGTTCTGGTTCGATCGGACCATCCCGTACCCCACTCTTTACCTTTGGCCGGTGCCTTCTGACCCATTCGTGCAGATGGTGGTGTGGTATTCGAGCCAAATCCAAGACGTTGGCGCTCTGACTGACGAGCTTGCCATACCTCAACGGTGGTATTTGGCGGTGCAGTCGATGCTTGCACACCAGATGAGCATGGAATTGCCCGGTGTCGCGGTGGAACGGATCCAATACCTTGAATCTCAAGCGGAAAAGTACTTGTATCAGGCAGAGCAAGAAGAGCGCGACCGTTCCCCGATCTTTTTCACTCCTGGAATCGGAGTGTACACAGCATAATGCCAGTATTCCTCGACACTCGTGGGCTGAATAACCTTGCAATCGGTGTTTGTGACCGTTGTAAGATGAAACGCACGTTTGTTTCTTTGGGTCCAGACACTAATTTCCCCGGTTTGAGGGTGTGTGATCAAGGGTGCCGGGACAATTTGGACCCCTACCGATTGCCTGCAAGGCAAACCGAGCGGATCAATTTGCGTTTTGCTCGCCCTGATGTGAGTGTCGCTGCTAACGACGATTACCTGATCACGACAGGTAATAACCAGTTCTACATCTCGACGCAGCAGAACACGCAGACCCCGGAAACAAACGGGAACAACGACACCATTGCACCGAGTCCGATCTAATGTCAGCACAAGTCACGATCACTCAGCTGCCCACCGCTGGAACCTTAACAGGATCTGAGTCAGTCCCGATCGTTCAGAACGGCGTCACAGTTCAGACCACTACCGGCGCACTTGCTTCGGCTGGTACACTCACTCAGTCATTCATTACGGTCAATTCTGAGCCGAGTCTTGTTAACTCGCGATCTTTGGCGAGTGGGACCGGGATCGGTCTGGCGAACAACGGTTCCACACTCCAAATCAACCTTAACGGAGCCTCCGGAAGCCTCGAAGGGGCTGGCACAGGGTTTGTTGTTAAGAACTCTGGAACGACAGTTGTAGCACGGAATATTGCGGTTTCTGGCAACGGGATCACAATTGCTGACGGAACCGGAATCTCTGGCAATCCGACTATTTCGTTGACTGGTAATGTACTCGCGTTGGCTGGCGTCAGTGCGAATGGATTGCTCCGGATAACCACTGGTGGAATCGTATCCGCCACGTCGATTGTTGGGGTAACCGATCAGACAGCTGTCACGAACGGTGACGGAGTTTCTGGGTCACCAACAGTTGGATTGGCCAGCAACCCGGTGTTGCCCGGAACTGCAAGTGCAACTCTGCCGATTGGTGCGACTTCTGACAGACCTGTTTCTGCTGTCAACGGGATGGTGCGTTACAACTCGACCACCGCAGGATTTGAGGGGTACACAGGTGGTGCTTGGGGTCCGATTGGCGGTGGCGGGACGGTAAGTAGCATTTCCGCTGGCACTGGTTTGAATGGCGGCACAATCACCACGACTGGCACGATTTCGATCGCGTCCACTGGTGTAATTGCTGGTTCGTACGCGAATCCAACGCTCGCGATCAATGCGCAGGGGCAGGTGACGTCTGCGGCTAATGGTGCTGCTCCGGTTACTTCAATCACCGGGACTGCTGGTGCGATTACTGCGGTTGGGTTTCCTGCGGTAACTCTGAATCTAGCCTCTGCGTTAGATTTTTCAGGCAAGACAATTTCTGATGGTTCGTACACTGGCGCAACCATCAACAACAGCACGATTGGTAATACGACGCCTTCAACGGGTGCGTTCACGACAATCTCTGCGACTAGCGGCACAGTTAACAACGCACCGGTTGCTTCGACAGACATCACCAACAAGAGTTACGTTGACTCGGTTGCGGTTGGGCTGAAGTACCACGCGGCCTGTCAGTTGGCTACGACTGCTGCGCTAGCGTCTTGTACTTACAACAATGGAACCGCAGGAGTTGGAGCAACTTTAACGGCAACTGCTAATGGGGCGCTGACGGTTGATTCGGTTGCGGTTACGGTTGGCCAGAGGATTCTAGTTAAGAACCAAGTAGCTGGCTTGCAGAACGGGGTTTATGACGTTACTCAAACCGGCTCAGGTGCTGCGCCGTTTATTCTGACACGGGCGACTGATTACAATACCGGTGGTACTGGGTACAATCAGGTTAATACTGGTGACTACCTGTTTGTTCAGTCTGGCACTGTTAACTCAAACAGTTCTTGGGTGCAGACGACGTTGCAGCCAATTACGATTGGAACGACGGCGCTTGTTTTCACTCAGTTCTCTGCCGGTGCTATTTCGTACACGGCGGGGACCGGGCTTACTCTTTCGGTCAATCAATTCAGCATTACCAACACCGGGGTTACTTCCGGGACGTATGGTTCTGGGGCTATAATTCCGGTGCTTGCGGTAAACGCGCAAGGCCAGTTGACTAGCGTTACCAATACGGCAATCGTAGTTTCTGGGGGTACGTTCTAATGGCTCAAGCTGGCTTCACGCCAATCCAACTGTACTTCAGCAGTACAGCTAGTGCTACGCCGTCTACGGGGAACCTGACCAACGGTGAATTGGCCATCAACATTACCGATGGCAAGTTGTTCTACAAGGACAACCTCGGATCCGTTCAGGTTATTGGCACCAAGGGTGGTGTTGGATCATCTTCAACCACTCAGGTGCTTTACAACCTTAGTGGGGCGGTTGTTGGATCTGCAAACCTAACCTATGACGGTACCAAGCTAACGGTTGGGGGTCTAAATAACAGTGCTCTGACGGCCTCGCAAGCGGTCTTTACTGATGGTTCTAAGAACCTCGTAAGCAACGCCATTACGGGCACAGGCAACGTAGTGATGTCTACCAGCCCTACGCTGGTTACTCCCATTTTGGGAACTCCTACGAGTGTGACGCTGACCAATGCGACTGGATTGCCGCTAACCACTGGCGTCACAGGGCAACTGCCAATCGCTAACGGCGGTACGGGTCAAGCGACTGCATCTGCTGCATTTAATGCGCTGTCCCCGATCACGACGACGGGCGACTTGATTATTGGTAACGGCACCAACAGCGCCACGCGGCTAGCGATTGGGACTAACGGTTATGTACTAACGTCCAACGGCACGACGGCTTCTTGGGCGGCTTCTACGGGCGGTGTAACGTCATTCCAGACTAGTTTATCTGGATTAACGCCAAACACATCGTCAACTGGCGCGATCACTCTTGCTGGGACATTAGGAGCGACGAGCGGCGGCACGAGCCAATCAACGTACACAACTGGCGATATTCTGTATGCGTCGGCTTCCAATACGCTTTCTAAACTTTCGATTGGAACGAGCGGTCAAGTTCTGACAGTTTCCGGCGGTGTTCCTGCGTGGGGTGCGGCGGCAGCGTCAGGCGTTACAACAATCTCGTTTGGATCAACCGGACTGACGCCAAGCACGGCAACATCCGGCGCGGTTACGGTAGCTGGCACGCTCGCGGTGGCCAACGGCGGTACAGGAGTAACTACGAGCACCGGTTCTGGCAACAATGTGTTGTCAACTAGCCCGACCTTAGTCACTCCCATTTTGGGAACGCCGACTAGCGTAACGTTAACAAACGCGACGGGTTTGCCGTTGACTACGGGTGTTACTGGGAACCTTCCGGTAACCAACTTGAATAGTGGAACTTCCGCGTCTAGCACGACGTTTTGGAGGGGTGATGGTACTTGGGCAACCCCTGCTGGTGGTGGCGGAAGCCCCGGCGGTTCAAACACACAGATTCAGTTTAATAACTCTAGTGCGTTCGGTGGATCTGCGAATCTGACGTGGGACGGCACAAACGTCCAGATTGGCGCAACTGGTGCTCTGCGGTTTGCTGACACTGACAGCAGCAACTATGTAGCATTTAAATCACCCGGAGTTGTGTCTGCAAACGTCACTTGGACGTTGCCGAGCGCGGATGGCACAAGCGGACAGGCTCTTTCTACAAATGGTTCTGGAACGCTCTCGTGGGCGACTGTGAGTAGCACGGTAGCCAACGGTTGTATCTATCTGAACAATTTGACGATTAGCAGCAGCTACACAATTGCAGCCAGCCAAGGCGCGCACAGTGTTGGACCGATCACAATATCGTCTGGTGCGGTTCTGACCGTCAGCAGTGGCTCACGCTACGTCATCGCATAAGGATTAAGCATGGCAAGTTCAATCAACGCATCAACGTCCGCTGGGCTGGTATCGACTGCCGATACTAGCGGGGTGTTGCAACTGCAAGCGGCGAATACTACGGTTCTGAATGCAGAACTTGGCAAGGCACTAGCTCTCCAAGGCGCAACGTCCACGACTGGATGCGGTATTGCTTTTCCTGCGACTCAGGTGGCGTCGTCTGACGTTAATACGTTGGATGATTACGAAGAGGGAACTTGGACGCCAACTTGTAACAACGGGTCAACCTATACAGGCGTCTATACCAAAATCGGTAGAATTGTTCACTTGTTTTTTGAGTCTGCGTCCAGCGGAACAATTACGGCTGCCACCACTCAATTGACAGGTTTGCCATTTTCATCAAGCGGAACGCTCAGCACATCCGGTTGCGGGACTTTTGCAAACATATCTAGCACGGCTTTTTTTGGTGGAACGCAGGTCTCAGTTACAACTTTGTATTTTTTAACGGCGTCTTCCTCAACGCAAGTTCGCGGGTATCATTGTTATTACACTACAACTTAACTACACCGGATTAGTGTAGTCAGACACAAGGAATTTATCATGTCACTCAGCAAGTCAACTGTCGTGGACCAAATTACTGTAACAGAAAACGGTATCGTTCTTTACCGTGAAGCAACGCGCATTCTTGAGGACGGCGTGGAACTAAGCAAGACCTACCATCGTTCAAGCCTGACTCCGGGTCAGGATTTGGCCGGTGTACCGGAGAATGTTGTGGCTATTTGCAATGCGGCATGGACTGCTGACGTTGTTGCGGCTTATCAAGCACAGGTGAAGTAATGGCTATTACGCTAGACGGGACCACAGGATCGACCCAAGCCTCGGTCTCCATGACTGGGGCCACTAGCGGGACGGTCACGCTCACTCCTCCTGCTGTTGCGGGGACGCAAAACTATACAATGCCTTCGGCATTGCCTGCGGCTGATAATCAAGCATTGATTTGCACAACTGGCGGAGTTATGAGTTGGGCCAACGTCCTCTTGGGCGCTCCATCAACTGTTGAATATCTTGTTGTTGCTGGAGGCGGAGGCGGAGGTCCATATTATGTCGGCGGCGGTGGTGGAGCAGGTGGATATAGAACTGCAACTGGCTACGCTGTTACTTCTGGAAGTGCAATCACAGTTACTGTTGGGGCTGGTGGGGCTTCTCAACCAACTGCTGCAAGCGCAGGTAATGATGGAGTTGCTTCTGTTTTTGGCTCAATAACATCCACAGGTGGCGGTGGAGGAAGTTGTTCTGGCCCCGGTGCTGCCGGTTCAAGTTATGCTTATAACGCTGGAAGAGCGGGTGGATCGGGGAGCGGATCGACAAAAAGTGCCGCCGTTGGTGCTGGAACGTCTGGGCAAGGTAATAATGGTGGTACAGGACTTGATGGATTTTCTGTTTACACAGGCGGCGGTGGCGGCGGCGGCGCTGGCGCGGTGGGGGGGAATAGTTCAAACCCACCCCCTAGCGGTGGCGCTGGTGGCGTTGGATTGAATTGGAATTCTTTAGGTACTTTTTATGCTGGTGGAGGCGGTGGCGGGACTGATGTTTCTGCGGTCACAATCGCTGCGGGAGGGAATGGAGGTGGTGGGTCAGGCGGGAATACTGCTACCGCAGCAACCGCAGGAACTGCAAATACTGGTGGCGGTGGTGGTGGTAGTGGAACATTTGGCGGGACGGGTGCGGCAGGTGGGTCTGGAATTGTTATTATCCGTTATCCCAATACCTATACGGCAGCGGCATCTACAACTGGATCGCCAACAGTAACTAATACTGGTGGGTATCGTTATTACACGTTTACCGGCTCTGGTTCAATTACGTTCTGAGGAACAACATGGCACATTTTGCAAAACTTGATGAAAAAAATGTTGTTAAAGACGTTATTGTTGTAAACAACATTGAGTTGCTTGCCGCTGACGGTTCTGAATCGGAAGTGATGGGCATTGCTTTCCTAATTCGTTGGTCAGGTGGGTACTCCAACTGGAAGCAAACCAGCTACAACGGCAAGATCCGCAAGAATTACGCTGGGATTGGCTACACCTATGATGCATCCCGTGATGCTTTTATTCCTCCACAACCGTTTCCAAGTTGGACGCTGAACGAAGAAACCTGTCGTTGGGACGCTCCTATTTATATGCCAACAGACGGTCAAATGTATCAGTGGGATGAAGCAACGACAAATTGGGTTGTAATCCCAGCGGAGGCTAAATAAATGGCATCACTCGTCTTATCTGGTGACACGTCTGGCACGGTCACCCTAGCGGCTCCGGCGGTTGCTGGCACTCAGTCCTATACGCTGCCCACGGCGGTCCCTGCTGCAAACGGCTACGCGCTAACCAGCACGACTGGCGGCACGATGAGTTGGGCGGCGATTAGTAGTGGCGATGTAGTTGGCCCTGCATCTTCTACTGACAATGCTCTTGCAAGGTTTGATTTAGCAACTGGTAAGTTACTTCAAAACTCTACTGGAATTTTGACTGATGCGGGTGCTTTGTCTGGTTTAACATCAATTGATGCAACAGGTGCTATCACTCTAACTAAGAGTTCGGCTATTATTTTAGGATTGGCGTCAGCCGCCGGTCAAGTGTCTTCCACAGGCACTATAGCCATATCATCAGACGGCTTGGGTGTCGGTGCAGACACCCGTTCTGGGTTTCTATTTACAGGTCGCAACACATCAGGGACAGTGGTAAATATCCTTGAACTGTCTGGGGCAACGGGTGCTACAGTAACTAAAAGTTTGAGTGTCGGTGGAGCAACGCCTAGTACCAGCGGGGCGGGTATTACTTTTCCGGCGACGCAATCGGCATCATCTGATGCAAATACGCTAGACGATTACGAAGAGGGGACTTGGACCCCAACCGTCAACAGCATGACCACCACAGGGTCTCCGGCGTATAGTGGTCGATATAGGAAGATTGGAAGCCAAGTTACTGTTTGGTTTTTTACAACCACCGCTGGTGGGGTTGCTACTTATGCGTCTACTGCTGGATCGACAAACGTAAGTGGTATGCCGTTTAACTCGGCTTATGATGGACCGGCAGCTTCTGGCGGTCCTCCGGGGACTGTGGTCAACGGAGTTACAACTGCTGGAGGGTTTTTGCAAGGACCATCTTCTGGAGCAGCGACATTTTATTTTAATACTGCAATTGCGGCGAGCCAAGGGATGTCTGCATCACTTACTTATTACACAACTTAACTACACCGGATTAGTGTAGTCAGACACAAAAGGAAATTATTATGTCACTTAGCAAGTCAACTGTCGTGGATCAAATCACCGTCACAGAGAATGGTATAGTTTTGTTCCGTGAAGCAACTCGCATCCTTGAAGACGGCGTAGAACTGTCAAAGACCTACCATCGTTCAAGCTTGACTCCCGGTCAAGACATTAGTGCAGTGCCAGCAAACGTACAGGCTATCTGTAACGCAGCGTGGACGCCGGAAGTTGTTGCGGCATTCCAAGCGGCTCAGGCAAATGGATAAAGCACATTTGTCAATCAATCTGCTCAACGCGATATTGCAGTATCTCGGCCAGCGCCCGTATGTTGAGGTTGTTGGTCTGATCAAGGCGATTGAGAAAGAAGCATCGGAACAGAAGGAGCCGGAGAATGGCTGACGTTCACGAGTTGGCTTCTGAGACGGACAAACGTCTGAGCATTCATGAAGCCATCTGCGCCCAACGATACGAAAACATCCAGGGTCGGTTCGATGACGGTTCAAAACGCATGGCGCGGATCGAACATATCCTGTATGTGGTGATTGCGGCGGTGCTGTTTGGACCGGGTGTGGCGGCTGACTTCTTCAAAAAGGTGTTCGGGCTATGACTGAGAAACTGGAAGCCAAAAGTCAGTTGATCGAAAAAACGGCGTTTGCTGTTTTGCCAATCCTCTTCACTTGCGTGGTTTACCTGATGTCGTCGCTTGATAAGCTCAGTCATGACGTGACGGTCCTGAACGCTAAGATAAGCCTAGTCGTCACGTCAGACAACAAACAAGCCGCGAACAGCGGGGCAGAGCTTGCTCGTGAGAAGCTTCGCCAGGATCTGGAAAAACAGATACACGAGAACCGGGAGCTAATCCACATCAATCGCGAGCGCATAGTAATTCTCGAAGAACGGATGAAAAAGTAATGGCCGACTTCGATCCAGCATTTGAAAAAATGATCCACGACGAGGGCGGGTATCAGCTAACCGACATTCCGGGCGACCGGGGAGGCCAGACTTATGCAGGGATCGCCAGAAAACCAAACCCAGACTGGGCAGGATGGCAGTTCATTGACCGCAAAGATTTTGGCTCGGCTACGCCTCTTGTACGAGAGTTTTACAAGGCTAATTACTGGGATCCGATCTGTGGTGACGACCTTAAAGAGCAAGTTATTGCGGAAACAATCTTCAACTTCGGAGTGAATGCAGGGGTTGGACTTGCGATCAAATTAGCTCAAGTCGTCGCAGGAGCGACTCCAGATGGCACTATCGGCCCTAAGACGATTGAGCGTCTCAATATCTGCACGCCGAAGAACTTCATGGCCTCATACGCGCTCGCCAAAATACAGCGATACGCCAACATCTGCAACAGAGACCGAGGACAGTCCAAGTTCCTCCTCGGCTGGATCAACCGAACCCTGCAAGGACTCAAGTGATGGACCTGATAGGGATCGGGGGGATAATTGAAGGTGTCGGCAAAATCGCTGGTGACCTTATCACGACGGATAAAGAGCGGCTCCAGATGGCGTTGGAGGACCGCAAACTCGACCTTGAGGAAAAACGCATCGATCAGACGACCGATCTGGCTCAGGTCGAGGTCAATAAGATTGAAGCAGGTTCTGCTAGCGTATTTGTCGCTGGCTGGCGTCCTGCTGTGGGCTGGGTTGGGGTTTTGGGTTTGGCTTACCAGTTCCTGGGATACCCGTTGATGCAATGGCTTTGGGCTTTTGGCCAAGGAGCGGATATAATTCCAAAAGGACTCCAACCACCCCCCGACCTGCAGACTGACCAGCTCATGGTACTGCTTTCCGGGTTGCTTGGGTTCGGTGGGATGCGTAGTTTCGAGAAAAGCAAAGGAGTGGCGGCAAAATGACGACTGCAGTCACGATGACCTACGATTCTCTGGTCGAGAACATCCAGTCATACCTGGAACGCACCGACACAGCGACTCTGGAAAAGATTCCACTCTTCATCATGCTCGCGGAGCAGGTGATCGCTGCTCAGATCAAGTTCCTTGGCAACCTGACTGTGAACAACAGCACTATGGTTGCCAACACGAGCATTATCGACAAACCCGCTCGGTGGCACAAAACGGTTAGCTTCAACATCACTGTCAATGGCGAGCGGCAACCCGTTTTCTTGCGTCAGTACGAGTACTTGCGTCAGTATTGGCCCGACGCAACACAGACTGGTGTGCCTGTGTATTTTGCCGATTACGACTACACGCACTGGTTGGTTGCTCCGACACCCGCCAGTGCTTACAGTTTCGAGGTGTTGTACTACGAGCGTGTGCAGCCGTTGGACTCCACAAATCAGTCCAACTGGTTCACAGTCTACGCCCCGCAAGCACTCCTTTATGGCTCGTTGCTGCAAGCGATGCCGTTCCTGAAGAACGACGAGCGTACGCCTATGTGGCAAGCGCAATATGACGCGATCATGGCCACATTGACAACAGAAAACAAACTCCGTATTGCGGATCGTCAAGCCATAGCGGTGGATTCATGAGCTACAATAGTCCGTTCACGGGAAACGTCGTACAGCCGACTGATGTTTCATATGCGTCTTACGCATTAACATCCACCACTGGCACGATCCAGCTCGAATGGCCAATAAATGGGTCGGTGAGCAATTACGTCGCTGCTCGTGTTATGCAGGTCAGCACGACGAGCACGGCTTACGAGTTGTGGATGCCGCCAGCCAATCAGTCTTCGGTTGGTCAGGATGCGCTGATTTACAACACTGGCGGCGTCACGCTGACGGTTAAGTCTTTTGGCGGCGCAAGCACGATTGTTTCCATCCCCTCGACGGGTGGAAGTGCGCAATACATCTTCATCACCTCAAACGGGACCACGACTGGAACGTGGGGGGTGATTGCATTCGGGTCTACTACATCCCTTGCGACGGCCTCAGCGCTCGCCGGGTATGGGTTGGTTGCCATAGGGGCGACTCTGAATCAGACGACGCCAGTTACGTCGTTTGCGTCCACTTACACGCTGCTGGATTCCGACCGTGCTTCTACTTATGTGTGGACCGGCGGTGCTGGAACGTTAGGTCTGACTTCTGCGACTACGTTAGGGAACAATTGGTTTGCTTTTGTTCGCAACGGCGGCAGCGGGACTCTGACGATTTCTCCGAGCGGTGGGAACCAGATCAATGGAGCGGCATCCATTGCGTTGCAGCCCTCTGATTCTTGTTTGATCGTTTGCTCTGGGACGGTTTTTTACACGATTGGTCTTGGGCAAGGGACTCAGTTTTCATTCACGCAGCTGACCAAGTCAGTTGCTCCCGGGGGTGCGTTCACTCTGACGAGCGTCGAGGCTGCCAACGTTATTCAAAAGTACACCGGGGCACTTTCATCGAATGTCACAGTGACGATGCCGCAGACGGTGCAGATCTATTATATCACGAACCAGACAACGGGTCCATACACGATCACGTTCACGACCGGTGCTACTGGCGGTGCTACGGCGACTGTTCCAACCGCGCAGCAGATTATTCTGTTGTGTGATTCGGTGAACCTGTACAACGCCTCTACGATCGCTGCTGGGGCGACGGCGGTTACGTTATCGAACGGTGCGGTCGGCGCTCCTTCGTTGAGTTTTGCGAGCGAAACCAATACCGGCGTTTACCGACCTGCCTCGGGTGAGTTTGGGGTTTCGATTCTCGGGGTTCAGAGATTGAATGTAACTGCGACTGGGATCACTGTGACGGGTGATGGTGCGTTTTCTGGCGCGTTATCGGGAACTACGGGTACCTTTTCCGGTGCGGTTTCGGGAACTACGGGGACGTTCACGAGTGGTGTGTCTGGTGGGACTTTCCCGTGACAGCAAAGGTATTTGCGTTAGACACAAAGTCTGGGATCCAGCGCGACGGAACCAACTTTGACAAAGAGTTTTACGTTGATGGTCAGTGGGTAAGGTTCCAGCGCGGACGCCCGAGGAAGATTGGTGGGTATGCGGTTATATCGAGCCAGTTGAATGGCCCTTCTCGCGGGGTTTGGGTCAATCCAAACAACGGCTTCAACCAAATCTTCAGCGGGTACAGCGGTGGGCTGCAGGCGCTGACCGTTGACAACAACGGGATCGGCGCTGGAGTTACAGATTACACGCTGTCTAATTTTACGGATTCGTCCAACAATCTCTGGCAGTTTGACGGGTTTTATGACGTCGGAGGGTCTGGCGTAGCGTCAATTCTTGCTCATCCAGGTCAGAACCTAACTCAGACCGATTCAACGGTAAACACGCCGGTGTTAATCGGCGACATCAATGGCACGACACTCTCCCAGATTGGGACATTCACCGACGGCTACATATCGTTGAATTCGACGACTGAAGCTTCGAATATGATAACGAACACCGCGATCGGCGCAGGTCAGTCTGTGACGGGCACTGGGATTCCTTCTGGGACTACGGTGGAGTCGGTTGTGATTGCGAATGGAACGTTGAGCGGGGTGGCGGTCACGGGTATTGCTGGTCAGTGTTCGTGCACGAGCACGTCTGGTCTCTTCGTTGGACAGGCCATGCGAGTGACGGGCACGCTAACAGGCACCGCTACTGGGATTGCATCGGGTAGCACCTACTACATCATTGCGACCAACTACGCTACGACTTTCACGCTTTCGGCGACTCTTGGTGGTTCCGCGATCACGACCACTGCCGGAACGACGACTGGTTTGGTGTTTACGATTGACAACTATCAGAAAATCACTCTTTCGCAAGCCGCCACGATCAGTGGTGCTTCGACACTCACTTTCAACAACAATGTGTCGGTTTCTGGCGGCGTTGTTACGCTTCACCCTTATGTGTTTGTTTACGGCAATAATGGTTTCATCAAGAACTGCGCTGCGGGGAATGCGCAGGATTGGGTTTCAGCAGACGCCAACGAAGTCAACGTGGCTACGGGAAAGATCGTTCAGGGTTTGCCGGTGCGGGGTGGATCGAATGCGCCTTCTGGGTTGTTCTGGAGCTTGGACAGTTTGATTCGTGTTTCGTACATCGGCGGCACTGGCACTCCGGTTCAATACTGGCGATACGACATCATCACGAGTCAATCCTCGATCCTTTCGAGCCAATCCGCGATCGAGTACGACGGGGTCTATTACTGGTGTGGTGTTGACCGGTTCCTGCTGTACAACGGCACAGTCAAAGAGATTCCGAACATGTTCAACCAGAACTATTTCTTCGACAACCTGAATTACAATCAGCGGCAGAAGGTTTGGGTTACCAAGATTCCGCGTTACGGCGAGATCTGGTGGTTCTACCCCCGTGGTGATGCGACTGAGTGCACGGATGCAATAATTTACAACGTGCGTGAAGGGGTTTGGTACGACGCAGGTCAGGCGACTGGTTCTCGGCGCAGCGCGGGGTATTTCTCACAGGTGTTTGCGCACCCGGTAGCTGCTGGCTGGGAGACGCCGGAGCTTGACGTGGTTTACTCAGCGACGATGGCCACTTTGAATGGCAGTGTTGAGTTACCGCAGGTGACAGCTATAACGTCAATAGGTTTGACGCAGTTGATCACAGGCACCAACATTGCGACAGATGCTGAGGTTTCCGCTATTAGAAGTGACGGAGTCAGGACGCTCAACACTCTTGTTGGCGGTTCAGGATACGTTAACGGGACTTATACTAACGTCTCTCTCACTGGTGGTAGTGGGGCCGGTGCTAAAGCAACTATTGTAGTCGGCGGTGGCGCGGTGACTTCTGTGACTGTTACGACAGTCGGTGCTGGTTATCAAAACGGCAACACGCTAAGTGCTCCTAACACCAGTTTAGGGGGCACGGGGGCTGGTTTTTCGATCAATGTGAGCGCTCTGTACCCACAAGTGATTGTGATGTCTTTAGCGGCGATTGCAACGGGTTCTGCGACGGTTACGTTTACGACTAACCCGAATCTGATCAAGATGTGGCAGCACGAGATCGGGACGGATGCGGTTGACGGTCAGGATGTGTTAGCTGTTAATTCGTACTTTGAAAGCAACGACCTTGGTTGGGTCTCTGGTGGACCTTCTGAGCCTTCAAGGGTCGGTGAGAATCGCTGGTTGCGGTTGGAGCGTATTGAGCCTGACTTTATTCAGTCTGGCGAGATGACAGTTGTTGTGACAGGGAGGCCATTCGCTCAGGGCGGCGACGTTGAGTCGGTGGAGTATGTGTTTGGCCCGGACACTGGCAAGGTGGACATGAGGGAGCAGCGCCGAGAGTTGAGGGTTCGGTTCCGCTCGAATGTGGCTGGTGGTGATTACCAGCTCGGCCGACTGCTCCTGAGTGCGACGATCGGCGACGTGAGGCCTTACTAATGGCTCAGGCTCTTGTCTACGACCCGAGGTATCATACTTTTGAGTCGTGGGCTGCGTTGATGTGTGAGCAGTACGCTGCGCAGCAGCTGGAGATCCCGACTGCTACGACAGACTGGAAAACATGGGGCAACGGAATCAATGCGATCGATGTGTTCTCGAACGAAGCCATTCCGCACACGGAGAGCTATGAAAACTGGTACGACTGGGCTGCTGCCCTGCTCGGAACTGTAAACCCAGCGACAGGTTGATATGAATAGTTTTACGACTTCGCCTGAGTTTGCCAGGAATTACTTGACTAATGTCCGCGGAGTCGACGCTAGCGGCATGAATGACATGGACATGCTCGCCAAGCTGGTCGAGCTAAGTGGTGGCGATCGTGGTAGGTATGAAGGTGGTGATTGGTTCGATCCTAATGCTTATAACGCATCTAAAAGTGCACCCGCTGCAGTCGCGACTTCACCGTTGACTCAATCGGTTTCGAATTTTACAACAGACACGACGAATCCGACTGGAGCTTTGGCGCAAGCCAACACAGCCAGTGGCCCGTACGCCAATTCGTATTACAATAATTCAAACTACGACGCGCAATACCAATCTCAACTCAATAACGCAGCGCAACAACAGCAAGCTCAACAAAACTACGACGCAGCACAGCAAGCTCAGCAAAACTACGAAGCGCAATACCAAGCTCAGCTCAATCAGCCTAGCTACGAGGAGCAGTACGGAAATCCGTATGCATACCAGAGCTACGAGTCGACGTACACGCCGCCCACCAGCCAGCCTGATTACTACAACTTCCAGTACAGCGAACCAGCGAGTATCCCAAGTGCATTGACTGCGGCGAGCACTGCTGATTACAGCCCGATCGGTTCGGAGAGCTACACTTATACAGATGTGCCGGCTGCAGTGAATCAGTCTGGATCAACAAGTGGTGGTAGGTATGTAGCAGCTCCGGGTGGTGAAGGTGAAGTGTATGTGACTGACGACTCTACTCTTAAGTCGCTGAATCCGACCACCACTACGACAGCCAACAATCAATTATTCCAAGATCCCGCCGCTGCTTATGATTCTTTGGTGATGCAGCTGGGTGGGGCTAATCCTGCCAGCAACGCAATTGCCAGAGGTCTTGTAGACCAAGGTATCTTTAGCCTTTTAGACATTGGCACCCGTCAGGTAAATGAAACGCACTACTACCCAGCGATTGACGATGTTTCCCCTGAACGCACCGAAGAGGTGCCTGTAACTCAATTTTACAGCAAGTCTACGGGTGCTCTTATCAACCCTGAGCGGGTTGGGATAATTCAGAATGGCACCTATGGTGTCGATGGTGGTGACGTATTTTACAACTTGAGAGCTGACGCAAACGGTACCCCCACGATTGAAACTAAATTCAGCCCCCGCGCTCGTGGGTTTATTTGGGAAAACCCAGTCGGCCAACTCGCTCTGACTGCTGCTAAGTTCTTCCCCGCCACTGCTCCGTTTGCCTTCGGACTTGATGCTGCGCACTCAATCGCGAATGAAGACTATTTGGGCGGTGCTCTCAATTTGGTTGGCGCTGCCAATGCTGGTCTAAATGCCGGCACTTTCATGCCGGACAGTGTTGCGTCCGACGCTATGTCCGCGACAATTGGTGGTGTCCCTGCTGACGTATTCGCGGGAAACCTGCAAGGGACTCTTGGTCAGGTTTCCACAGGGCTGCAGTTAACTAAAGCGATCGATGATCAGCAGTGGGGGACTGTTTTCAATGCAGGGTCTAACCTATTAGGTGCTGGGAATGCACGGATCGGGAACACCGGATTCACCACGGCTGACGTTGGTCGGTTTGCTTCGATCGGTGCAAACATCGCTGACGGTCAATTGGGGAATGCAGCGATCACGTTGGCTCCCTACCTGAACAGCTCAGACGTTGAACTCGCGGGAAGAGCATTCAATCTTAACAAAGCAATTGAAAATTTCGATAAAACAGGAAACATCGTAGGTCTGGTAAACGCCACCAAAGACTTCGGTGCCGCTGCTTCGAAAGTAGCTGGAGCTGCCGCAGCGACCGTTGCACCGATTGTTGATGGGACTACACCTACCTTAGGAACAGTTTCCGGTGCAACAACACCAGCCACTGCAGGAGCAATCGCCCAGTCAACGGTTACGGGTGGCGCTGGCAATGACACCATGGCTGCCACACCCACTGCGGCGGCGAATACAACAGCTGTCACTGCCCCTGCATTCGACACAAAACAGCTCGATAACCTTTCCAACATTGGCGCAACTGCATTCATAGCTGCTAAAGAATCAGGCGCATCTGATCAAGACGCGTACGAAACTGCTAAAGCTGTGACAGGCGGGATGGCGACCACAACACCCACCTTTACAACTACACCCACTACAGCAGCTGACACTTCGTTGAAGTCAGGCACCGTAGGACCTGCTGAAACTCGCACCGCATCCGTGCCTGTTAAAACAGGAATTAAAACAACAGATTTAGACGTGTCAGATTGGATGCAAGGTGCAAGCACTTTGTACGTGCCTCCTGCGCCTGAAAAGCCTCTGTATTACCTCGACAAAAGTCAACCGTACACTGGTCCTGGCGCATCGATTTTGAATGGTCTGGTTGCAATGGGTGAAACAATTGCAGCTGTGGGAACTTTAGGTGCAGAACAGGTTGTTCGAACAGCTGCGAGTGGAGCTAGTTTGTTTGGGAATGAGAGAGTTGCAAATGATTGGAGGAAAACTGCAGATCAGTTGAGAGCGACTGGTGAAGTTGCGCAAACTAAAACTGCGGAGGAGCAAAAAGCTAACATTTTAAACGCGAGCAAAGGTGCGAGTTCGATTCCAGAAGCTGTTTGGAATGTAATCAAAGCTGTAGGTGCAAACCCATTAGGAGCTATGAGTTTCGCTGCTGAAGAAGCGGTTTCTGAAGTTGTAGGTGGAGGTTTTGCTAAGGCTTTTGGACTTGCGACTAAATCACTCCTCGTTCAGAATGCAACTGACAAATTAGCCGACGGATTTGAAGCAGCATTGCAGTCGCGTGAAAGTACACGTACAGCTTTGATAAATCAAGGAAAGTCCGAAACAGAAGCGAGCAATGCTGGAAACACCGCTGCTGTGTTAGCTCTTATATCAAATGGAGTTGTAAATGGCCTTTTTGATACAAAAACCGCAGGCAAACTTTTTGGCGAGTACAGCAGCAATGCAGGGGTAAGAACTGCAGGTGCTGGTTTCCGTGAATTCGGCGCTGAGTTTAATGAAACGACGTTGACTACTTTAGGAGAAGCTCTTGCACAGGGTAAACCCATCACAGCTCAAACTGTAATTGACGCTTTTGGATCTGGCGCGGTAGGTGGGGTGACTGGTAAAATAGTAGCAGGCACCGCTCAAGCAACCACTGAGGCGAATAACGTAGGTGCGAACAAAACAACACCGACTCCAACTCCGACTTTTCCACCTGGTGGTGGCGGTGGTTTTACTCCGACGCCGACTCCTACACCGACCACTCCGACCTCCACTCCGACGCCGACTTTCACTCCGACCACACCGACTTTCACTCCGACCTCCACTCCGACGCCGACTTTCACTCCGACCACACCGACTCCGACTTTCACTCCGACCACCCCCACTGCAGTCACTGATTTGTCCTCTGGTGTAACAGGAGGTCTTACATCTGGCGGTTCGCTCGATGTCGTATTGGGCGACCACATCACGTCCGGTGCTGCGCAAGGTATCGACCCAACTACACTCATTCAATCTGGCGTTGAGGGTGCTGTAGCGGCGGGTACACCTCGAATTGATGCGATTGACGGTGTTATTAGTGCAGGGATCAATGCAGGGTTAGACCCTACACTTGTTATTGACACTGCATTGGGGGTGTTTACACCGACCCCCACACCGACGCCGACCCCCACACCGACGCCGACCCCCACACCGACGCCGACCCCCACACCGACGCCGACCCCCACACC